ATGGCATCGTTCAGGAAGCGCGGCGACATGTGGCGCGCAGAGGTTTACAAGGGTGGAGTGCGTGACAGCGCTACTTTCCCCACGAAACGCGAAGCCCAGGAATGGGCGGCTAAGCGCGAACTAGAACTTGCCGAAAGCAAGGAGACTGGCGTAATTCCGGCGAAGCTTTCGAAAGTGCTTGAGAAGTACCGGGACGAAGTTTCGCCCAAGAATAAGGGGCACCGCTGGGAGCGGGTGAGGATAGATCGGTTTCTGAAGGAGGAGCCGGACCTGTGCGACAAGCTCATCCACACCATAACCCCGAAGGACTTGGCGGCGTGGCGGGATAGGCGCTTGGAAGTGGTCCAGGGGGTGTCCGTCCGGCGCGATATAGCACTGCTGCGGACGGCATGGGGATACGCCAGACGAGAGTGGCGTAATTTGAAGGTGGACCCGTGGCCCGACGTGGCGAAACCGCCAGAGGGGCGCCATCGGGACCGGATTTATACCCAGGCCGAGATAGACCGCTTGGTGGCGTGCCTGACCTGGGAAGAGGGGGCGAAGGCGGTCAACCCTCGCCAGCAGACTGCTATTGTTTTTCTTCTGTCCCTGGAAACCGCCATGCGGTCCGGGGAGATCGTCTCGCTCGAATGGCCGCAGGTGGACTTGAAACACCAAGTCGTCCACCTTGACAAGACGAAGAACGGCGACAAGAGGGCCGTCCCCCTATCCAAGCGGGCGGTGCAACTCTTTGACGCCGTGAAGGGGCTAGACGACACGCGGGTATTCACGATCAGCCACCAATCCCGCGACATTCATTTCCGCAACGCCAAGGAAGTGGCCGGGATTACCGACGCCACTTTCCACGACGCCCGGGCGACTGCCTTAACCCGGCTTTCAAAGAAGCTGGACATTTTGCAGCTTGCCAGGATGGTGGGCCACCGCGATCCGCGCTCATTGCTTATTTACTATAGGGAGAGTGCCGCGGATATTGCTAAGAAGCTTGGGTAGACCTGCGCCCATCCCTGCGCTGCTGCTGGCCTTCTATCCATAGATCGACTTCCTGCGCCTTCCACCTGCGGGCGCCTCCGAAAACGAAAGGCCGAGGGAAGTCGGGCCGCTTGGTCAGACGATCCCGGACATGCGCGGCGTTCAGGTGCAGCCGTTCGGCAATTTCCTTGTGGGTGATGAATTCGTGTTCCATCGTCCAATCCTTCCTAGTCGTCTCTAAGATGCGCTGTATGGTGCTGGTCATTACATGGTGATCTGTGTGGGGATAATGACTTGCTCGCGCCCACAACCTGGGCAAACGTGCCGGTACCCCTTCCCCGGAGGGACGTAGATGCCGTTCGGCGCGTTATGCTCTTGGTGCGTACAGAATTCCTGGCGCGGGAGATCAAAGAAGCCGGACTTCTTCCGCTGTTCCTGAGGCAGGCTACAGCCCTGGAACGGTGCGCACATGTTGGGCGTCGGGCAGCGCATCATGGTCTTGCGACAGATTAGGTCAGCCATTCTTCCCGCCCTCCCCAGCGCTATCCGACATGGCGGCTTGGACTTGCGTATCAAGGTCGCGCCATGGGATGCCCTTCGGGTGGAACAGGCGCACGCCGGGCATTACCTCCACGCGAAGGATGCGCCAGTTCTCAACCGCATGACGCCACTTCGCCGCGTCCCGCGCATCGTCCTCCTGCTGCGACTTCAGCGCCGCGATCTGTCTATCCAAGTCCAGAATCTCTTGATACAGACGATCTGCTAGGGGCTCATGCCAGCCGGGCATCTTCTGGAGTCGATTCATGTGCGCCCGGAGTTCTGCCGGCGATTGTTCTCGGACGAAGGTCATGCGTCCTCCTGCTGCGATGGGTGGGCGCCAGGAGCGGGCGAGAGGGGTGCCCAATGAGTGACGCGATAGCCGTAGCGCTCGACCGATTTCGCGGAGTCGGAAAACCACCAGTGGTCCGGGCTTCCTTCGAGACGGTAAGCGACGGAGACGGATGCTAGCGTGCCGGGGCCGCAGTCTTTGGCGATCAAGAAGCGCTTACCGTGTTCAAGCGGACAAGTCTCGATCGGCATCCACCCGGCCGGCTGCTGCGATGGGTGGGCGGGAGCGCAGGCAAGCACATCCGATATCAGGCTCCGAATGCTGCCGATCCGCAATCCTTTCTCCCCAGCAGCGTCTATCCATTCCTGGGTCGGCTCTACCGGGACCAATCTCCACCCGGCCGGCTGCTGGGGCTGGGCTCCCATCGCCATCAGCGCCCGCGTCTGGCTGTCCTTCGGGTCCGCGTGCGTAAGCGCTGTGATGACGGTTTGTATGCCGTCCTGGTACGCCTCGAATCGCACGGGATCGCCACGGTGTCCGCCGCCGTAGTCGGTGCATCCTCGGGCGATGCGAAGGGCATCGGCGTAGGAAAGGTCGGAGGTATGGTCTTGGGTGGTCATGGTGTCATGCCCCTTTCATGAAGGTGATCCAGTGTGTATCCACGCGCTTTCCGGACTTGTGCCCGAAGAGAGGCCTCGCCTCGGCCAGCGGCAGAATTCGACTCACCGGGATCTGGGTCTCGTTCCATTTGAAGATCAGCAGTCCCTCAGGTTTGAGGACGCGGAAGCACTCGGCAAAGCCGCGGCGCAGATCGTCTTGCCAGTCGTCGCCCAACAATCCGTACTTGGCCCGTAGCCAGCTATCACGGCCAGCACGACGAAGGTGCGGCGGATCGAACACGACCAGGCGGAAGGACTCGTCCGCGAACGGCATCGCGCGGAAATCCATGTTCAAATCTGGCGTGATGTTGAAGGCGCGCCCATCGCAGAGGGTGTGTTGCTCGCTGCGGATGTCGCCGAAGAGGACGCCTTGGTGTTTTGGGTCGAACCAGAAGCTGCGGCCACCGCAGCAGGGGTCCAGAATCGTGGCCGTCATGTCATGCTCGCTTGGATGAAGGTTGCCGCTTGCTGCGCGACGATCGCGTTACCGTAGGCGCGCAGCGCGGCCAGTTGTCCCTTCGCGTCCCTGATCTTGGCGTGCAGATCGGCAAGATCGCCGGCCAGCTTCTCGCGTGGCGGCGTGGCGAATACCTCCATCCAGCAGACCGGCTCGCCATAGTGCGGCGCGCGGTCTTCGTATTCGAACTCGGGAATGACCACGTAGCCGCCGTCCGGGTGGGTACCGACGTAGCTGGCTACCTGGCCGCCGATGTTGTAGACCGTGTCGCCGGCCTTGAATGTGCGCTTAGCCATGGCTACGCCGCCTCCGCCATCTCGGCCGCGCTGGGCGGCACAAGCGAGAACTCGATTTCGTTCCCCATGAGCGTCGACAGCTTGCCCACCGCTTTCTCGTCCGGGTTGCACTTCACGCGGAACGTCAGCGTCACGCTGCCGCCGTCCATGGGCTCGATTTGGAAGCTGTCCACAGTGGCGTCTTCAAGCACGATGTCGCTCTTGCCGCCGGTGCCGTAGTGCACGGCGAACGTGGCGCCCACGATTTCGTCGTCCCACTTGAAGGCGTGCAGCTTGCCGCCGAAGGTCAGGCGCGTGAGCGGCGGGGGCCCGTCGTCCTGTTCGGCCTGATCCACCATATCCATTTCGCCGGGATGCGGCGCGCGGTACAGCGATGCCTTCAGCGCCGGGTGGAACTCCGCAAGGATGTCGTTCGAGACGGTGATCTGAATCTTCAGGTCCGCGCCGGGCACGTTCTCATCGCCGTGCTTCTCCGGCCGGAGGTTGAAGTTCAGGAACTGGCCGGTCTGGTGGTCAAGCTCGAGCATGTGGGCTCCTGGGTGGTGAATGAAAAGGGCAGCGCCGGGAAGTTGCACGTGTTGGGGAAGAGGGATTCCGGCGCGCCGTGAAAGGGTTACGCGGCCTTGCGCCGCAGGGTTTCGACCATCGCCTGCAGCTCGGCCTCGAACTGCAGCAGGCCGGGAAGCAGCTTGTTGTTGATGTAGTCGTCGTCGCGGGGAATGCGCTGGACGTAGAGGCGCCACTTTTCGGCCTGGCGCGGGTCGTAGCTGATGAAATCCCAGTACTGACGACCAGTGACCAGCAGGTTGCCCTGCACTTGGGGAATATGGTCTTCTGGCATGCCTTCCAGCCAGGTCTGGATGTGGACGGCCTCGTCGTGCGGGCATTTCATTTCGATGCCGCCGTCGGTGCTGACCAGGCCATCAGGGCTGGCGCCGATTGTGTCGTGGACTGGATGAAGCAGGAAAGGCGACTCGACGACGATGTTCCCCGTCTCGATCTCGTAGGCCTCGCGGGCATGTGCTTCCAGGTCTGTGCCCCAGTCCATGGATTTGCTGCCGACCTCATGCCGTGGGATTCCTGCCAGCCGCTCGAATGCCAGCTGGTACATCAGCTTCTGGCGGGCAGCCGTGGGCTTTCCGTCCCTGCGGACGGCAATCACATCGGCGAAGCAGCTGGCAGTGATCTTCCCAGCTCTGGCGAGAGCCCATGCTTCACTGCGCTGAGCGTGTTGATCGTTCATAGTGTGTTTCCTCCATGCAGCGCGCGCTTCGCGGCCAGGTAAGATTTGTGGGCATCCTCGGCGGATTTGAAGTAGCCAAGGTGGACGCCTTTACCCTTGATGCTGATGCGGGCCCTGAATGCCTTTGCGGAGGCTTGCCAGTACACGCCGAGAAAGCCCGACGTGTTGTTCTTCCGCGGACGCTGCTCGTTCTGCATGTTCTCCTCGTGGCTGACCAGCCGCAGGTTGCTGAATCGGTTGTCATCGCGCACACCGTTCCGGTGATCGACTTCATCCGACGGCAGCGAACCGGTCATGTAGAGAAACGCGAGCCGGTGCGCTTGGTACTTCCTGCCGTCAATGCCGATCAGGATGTACCCGTTCGCGTTAAAGCCGGCCTGCGTGCCAGCCTTAACGCGATTCGTCGTGGTGGCCTTCCAGCGGAAGATGCCGGTTTCGGCGTCGTAGGAAAGCAGCTCGCGCAGCCGATCCCGTGTCAGCGTGCCCATCACTCAGCCCCTTCGAACGGGTTGTCGTCGCCTTCCTCCTGGGCGGCAGGGCTGGCCATCGCCGCGCCCTGCGCCGGGCTACCGGCCTCGCCTTGCGGCTGCTCGCTGTGGGTATTGGGTTCGGCATCGACGGCGCCGGCAATCGCCTTCAGGCGCGTGATTTCGTCAGCGCCCACCGCAGCGCGTCCGTCCTTGCCGATCTCGTTCCAGGCTTTGGCAAGGTCGGCCACGCGTTTCTCGGCCGGGGCGTCGCTGCGTGCGATTTTCTCCAGCCGCTTCACCAGGGCGTCACGGTCCACGGCAGCCGACGGCTGCGGCTTGGCCTGCTGGGCAAACTCGGCGGCGGTGCGCGGGGTGATGTCGCGCTCGCGCGGCGGGCTATCCTGCAGCTCGTCGGTGGTGTAGACGCCCAGGATGGCGCCGGGCTTGTAGGCGCGCGCCCAGTTCTTCACCTGGAGATAACCCAGCTGCTGCTTGGGATTGGTCTTCCACAGCGGGGAATTCTTCGTCGTGACGTCGCTGATTCTCAGCCATTCATTCCAGACGATCTCTTCCTCGCCGGCCGGCACGGCGCCCACGCGGCATTCCAGCGCGTTGCCTTCGCCGCGGTACTGGTAGTGGAACCGGCCCTTGATGGCGCCGGAGGACTGCAGGACAGCGTTGACCAGCTGCGCTTCGTAGCCCAACGTGCCGTTGACGATGTGGGTCTTCTGCGCCACCACGAAGGGGTTCATGCCCCATTGCATGGCCTGCATGATGACGGCCATGCAGTCGGATGCGTTTCCCTGCAGGTGCTTTGGCACCGTGGCGCGGCCGGCGGCCATCAGCTCGGCGGCGCGCATCATGCTGTTCATGTTGCCCTGGTCCAGCACCAGGCTGCTGGTGGTGGTGTCAGCCGGGGGCAGGTCAAGGGTAGGGGCGGTTGCGACTTCGTTGGACATGCGTATCTCCTGGCCGCAGACTCCGCGCGGCGCTATGGGGTTGGTCAGACGGTGGTGGGCTCGGACTGCGTGGCGGCGGCGATCGCTTCATCGCGCGCGGCGCGGGCGTGCTGCAGCTCCTCTTCGTCGCCGTCGCTTTCGGCGGCGCGCCACTGCATGAGGGCATCCAGCATGGCGGGCGCGGCGCGGTGCAGGCGGTCCATTTCGGCTTGGCGCTCGGCGGCTTCTGCGGCTTCACGGTCGCGGCGCTGCTGTTCGGCGCGTTCGCGGTCGCGTCGCTCGGCTTCTTCCTTCTCGCGCTGGGCCCGGGCCTCGGCTTCCTGCCGCTCGCGTTCGGCGCGCGCGGCCGCTTCCTGGCGCTCCTGCTCGGCCTTGCGCTCGGCTTCCAGCTTGGCCCGCTCCTCGGCGAGGCGCTTCTCTTCGGCCTCGCGTGCCGCACGCGCCGCGGCTTCCTGCTCCTGGCGCTGGCGTTCCAGTTCCGCACGCTCGGCGGCCAGCCGGGCCTGCTCCTGCTCCTGCGCCAGCGCGGCTTTGTACAGCTCCTCCAGCTTGGCGGAAGTCTCAGCGTGCAGCGCCGTGGCCTCGCCGGTGCGGTGTGCGTAAAGCTCGATGGTCAGCGGCATATCGGCCAACTCGTCGCGCAGCGCCAGGATGTCCGTGGAGGACTTTCCGACAGCCTTGGCGACGTACTGGCCCAGGGCAGTGATTCGCGCCTGGATGGCCTGCTGGCGTGCCAGCTCCGCGGCTTCCTTGGCGCGCTTGATCTCTTCCCGGCGCGCCTCTTCGGCCTTGATCAGCTGGTCCAGCGGTTCCTCGATCTTCAGGATCTCCGCTTCGATCCGCTTGGCCTCGCTGTCGATCAGGCGGGAGTACTCCAGCGCCGGCGCCTTCAGCTGCTTGCGAAGCTTCTCCAGCTCATAGCGCGGCTCGCGGACCGCGGCGCGTGCCTTCTTCGCTTCTTCGAATCCTGCGTTGGTGGACACGTCGTAGTGCACCTTGCCGTACTTATCGCGCAGCTCGGCCAGACCGGCTTCGATCTTGTCGTAGTGCTTGATCTTCGCCGGGGCGTCGAGGATTTCCAGGTCGGACATGTTCTTTCTCTTCTTCGGGTGGGGAACGGTTATTGGCGTGCTTCGGCGGCCATGCGGCGCGCCGCGGCTTCGTCCTGCTGCTGTACGGCGCCGTAGGCGATTACCAGGCAGGCCAGCACGGTCGCAGTGATCAGCGCATCGGCGCGGCGCCGGCTGAAGCGGTAGAGGCGGGCGATGAGGCTCATGCTGCCCTCCGTTGGTCGATCAGATCGTCCGCCTCCGCGTCCGCGCGGAGCTTTTCGAGGTCGGCCCAGTACATGGCCACTTCCTGGTACGAGAGTTGGCGGATGGTGTGGCGCTGGCCGTCGTCGTCCGTGATCTGCATGAAGCCGGTAGCGGGCACGCCCGTATCATCGAAGTCATCGAAGGCCACGCACGCCGGATAGTCGTCGCCGTGCAGGCCGGTGAGCAGGATGGTGTCGTCGGCGATCATGACTGCGCCTCTTCGTCGAAGAACGAGCGCACCTGCTCCGTCAGCACGCGGTGCTTGGCGCCGGCGGCGCGCGCCCGCGCTTCGAGGCGCAATTCGGCGATGCGCAGGGCGTCCGAAATCTGCTCGTCCAGCACGCGCATCAGCGCTTCCTTCGCAACATCCTGGGCGCCGTAGCTGTAACGCCCAATGGCCTGCATTACCGCCTCGAAAGTGCAGCCTTGCTCGTTGGTGCGCCGGGCAGCGAGGAATTGCGCGGCGGCGCGCAGCTCATCGCGGCGGTGCTTGGCGCTGCTGGCGTCGCTGTCGATCTTCTTCAGGTCATCGAGGGTCATGACGCTCTCCCGGTGTACTTGGCGATGACAGCGGCCGCGTTCGCCACGGCGCCGTAGTCGTCATCACGCTCTACCCTTGCAACTGCGTGAAGTGACACCAGCGCCTCCAGGAGTTGATCGCGAGTATCGTCAGGAGTCAGTTCGTCCGCCGCTTCGCGCAGCGTTGTTGCCATCGCAGTACGTTCCGATGCGTTGAGGTAGCCCAACTCAATCGACGTGCTGCCGTGTTCGACGGTGGCTGCGGCGTAGGTGCGGCCGCTAGTCCAGTGGATTGTGATGTTCACTGTGCGCTCCATTGATCGCGTTCACGGTGCCAGCGCGCGGCAACGTCGCCGGCGCGGCCGACGGCCCACAGCACGGCCAGCACGGCGCCGGAGATCAGGGAAAGGTGGAAGAGGCCGGCCATCAGTCGCGCCCCGCCCAGCCGCGCAGGTAATCGTCGCGCGCCATGTCCCGGTCCATCGCCGCCGCGATCGCCGGCGCGTTCTCGTCGAAGGCCTTCAGCGCTTCGGCGCGCACCTGCTCGTCCAGCTTGCGCAGGCGCGCCAGCTGGCGATAACGCTCGAACTCGGGCTGGAAGGCCATCTTCAGGCGCACCTGGTTCAGCGGGTCAGCGACGAACCACGCATCGGCCAGGCGCTTCATGAATTCGCCGCCAAACTGCCGCATCGTGTGCGCAGCATCGGCGTCGGTGGGGATCAGAAATTCGGGCATGGGGATTCTCCTTTCCGCTACCAGCCGATCAGCGCTAAGCCGACGATGAACATCACGGCCAGCGGGATCGACCAGTAGCGGAGGTTGGTGAGGAGGTCGGGGTAAAGGCTCGACGGCTGCCGACGGCTTGCGATAATCCACTGCGACACCAGCACAACAATGACCATGAACTGGATAGCCAGAATCAAGAGGGCGGCGAACCGAGGCATCGGGAAAATCTGGTCGATGACCGGGATACCCAGCGCGATCGACACGCTAAGGAAAAGCGCGATCCGCGCGAATCGTCCGCTCTTGGCTGCCTTCATTTCGCTGTCTCCCAGCTTCGCTATGGCCGTCTGGGCCATCTGGGCATACCTGTCGCGCGTGCATTTCCGGGCGGACTGGCTATCCGCTTTGACGCTCGTTTTGCAGGCGGTGTTGATCGTCATGACCTTTGCCGATGTGTTGTTCAGGCGTTATCGGCGCGAACGGCGTATTTGGCGGCGCTGGCGCAGACGAGGGTGGGGATGAGGGCGGCGAGCATGGCTTAGGCGGCTTCGGCGACCGGCGTCCAGATATCGACATGCGCGTCGATCAGTGCCAGCGCGGCGGTGTATTCGCGCGCGTGCTCGTTGCCGCCGTGCGTGTCGGCCAGGATCGCCACGAATTCGTCACGCGTACCGAAGAAGCAACCGGCCTCTATGCGCAGTCCTTTGTCCGTGACCCACGCGAAGATCGTTCGGCCCACGGAACCGATGGGGCCGATGGTGAGCACCGGACGATCGCCAATCAACAGCAGATCGTCACGCAGGTAGGCACCGCGCAGGTAGGCGCCGTCCAGGTTGGCGCCGTCCAGGTAGGCACCGCCCAGGTTGGCACCGCGCAGGTAGGCGCCGTCCAGGTTGGTACCGCCCAGGTTGGCACCGCGCAGGTAGGCGCCGTCCAGGTTGGCACCGCGCAGGTAGGCGCCGTCCAGGTTGGCACCGTCCAGGTTGGCACCGCGCAGGTAGGCACCGCCCAGGTTGGCACCGTCCAGGTTGGCACCGTCCAGGTTGGCGCCGTCCAGGTAGGCACCGCGCAGGTTGGCACCGCGCAGGTCCTTGCGCCCCTCAACCGCCTGTTCCAGCGCAATACGGGTATGCAGGCCGCTCTCCGTGCCTTCCGGCACTTCGGCGGTGTAGATGATTTCGTTGGTGTAGCGATTGCGGATGTGGATGGCGGGCACTTGGCTTTCTCCTTCGCGTCGGGTGACGCATGTTCTTGCCGGTCTTTCCCGGCTGTCAGCCCCGTGGTACGTTGCCGTTTCCACACAACCACGCCCACGGAGGCAAAAGTGTCAAATGAGGTTCAACCGAAATGCCCGTCATGTGACGTCAAGGGCATCGATCACATCACCAGCGCTGACAGCGCTCAGCAATCGAACGGTGGAGATGCCTGGTTCAACGTCGCGTACTGCAATGAATGCGGGCATGTCTACGGCGTGTTCGCTAAGAGGACTTTTGGTCCAAGCCCGCTGAGAGTTCCGGGGCTCTAGGTTTCATTTCGTTCAGACGCCGGGCTGCTTCGTATTGCCCGGCCCGCCGTTCATCCAGAAGATCAAGGAAGGGCTCTATGAGCCAGAACAGCGGCAAATAGAACGCTCGGCGCACACGGCGAAAACCTATGCCCGCCGTGGATGCCGCGTCGATGCCGGCGTCTGCGCCGAATGACTTTCCGAACTTGCTGCCGAATTCCATGCTGTTCTCCTTCGCGCCGGGTGACGCGTTGGAGGAATTAAACACCACGTTTATCTGTGGTGTCAACACAATGTTTAATCCAGGCGGAAAAAAATCCGCCGGGGTGGCGGTGGACCGTTGCGCCTTGTGCGGTTCAGGGGGATGTTCGAGTGCGCAGGCCGTTCTGCGCCAGGCGTCGGGCGGCCCTCTCGATGCGTGCCTTCTGTTCCCGATCTGGTAGAGCCGCGAACGCGGCAAGCGCTACATCGCAAGGACCGTCCCCCGCGGAGCAGTCGACGTTCGAGGGTATGTCAGCAGCGATGGCGATCGCTGTTGCGGCCACCAAGGCGGCTTCCGGCGGCGCAGGGCGAGACTTAAAAAATTCCATCACGTCCTCGGTGGCCTTGGCCGCGGTAGCTTGGCGCCAGGCGCTGGCCATGACGCAATTTTTGAAAACTGGCACGCCGATTGTCACACCAGCGCCCTTGCATACCACCTCAACCTGATCGAGCCGCCGAAGTTTCGCTAACTCGTGCGTGTCGGTCGGCGCGAAATAGGCCCGGACCCCCCATTCGCCACTGTGAGCGAACTCAATGAATGGCTCGGCGTATCCGGCTCGAATGGACATGGCTTGCCCACGAAGAGCCGTCAGCTTACCTCGGAACATTTCGTTGGCCGCGACCTCATTGCGTAGGTAGTCTATAGCCACAGCCCTTGCATCGGAGGTCACGAGGCCACGGGTACCGCCTATGACCGACTTGCCCCCGCTCAAGGCCATGGTCAGGTCCTGGTCTATAAGCCGTCGCGCTACGTCCATGACTGCCGCCGAAGGCTGGTAGGGGGCAGCCAGGGCCGCAGCTGCGCATGCGGCCATCAGAGCAGCGGACAAACCCAATGTGGTCTTGTGCAGCGGCATAGAATCAAAAATCCTCGGACCGCCAGACCTTCAAGACGCGTCCGAAAACCTCGAAGTCCATATGCGGCGTAATGACCCATTCCTGGTATGCCTTGTTCTCCGAGAGAGCGGTCAGCCCTTTTCCAGGAATTCGCTGTAACCGCTTGATGAACCCCTCGTTTTCCACGCGAAAGAAATAGACCGCGTCGAAATCAACAGTGCGGACACCCGTGTCAACCAGCAGCGGGTCGCCGGGGTTGAACATCGGCCGCATGCTGTCTCCGAATCCTGTCACGATGCATAGATTTCTGGCGGCGCTGTGCCCCTTGACATTCTTCTGAAGCCATTCGGAACTCACTCGCCAACTGGAAATCACGCCAGGTTGGTCCCGAAGTTCCAATCCCGCTCCCATGGCCCCTCCCGTTTCAAACTGGGGGATGAAAATACTGTCCTTATTCATCCTTTCGGGCAATAGGGATAACGCGGGTGTTTGCGCCCCTTCTCGCTGGATTGGCGCGCCAACGAACATCGGCCCCTCTCCGGTTTTTACCCACGTGGCATTGACGCCAAACGCGCCTTGAGCCGCTAGCAGGCCCTCCTTAGAGGGCCCGCGACTTTTCCAGTTGTGGACGTTTTGCTGGGCGACGTTAAGCAGACGCGCCATAGCAGCCTCATCGGCTTCGCCAGTGAGACGTCCTGCCGTTCGGGCAGCCTGATACAGCCGCTCGGTGCTGGGATGCATTTTTTTCATGCCGGGAATTGTCCCGGTTGTAAACGGCGCGTTGATACACGTGGCGTTGACTAGATCATTAAACATGGTGTTTAATCGCGGCAAACAGGAGTGCGTTCATGACCGAACAACACCCGGACGCCGCGCGTATAGACCAGCTCGGCGGACCAACCAAAGTAGCCGAACGTCTTGGCATCGCCGCCGAGTCGGGCGCGGTGCAACGCGTCAGCAATTGGAAAAAGCGGGGCATTCCCGCAGCCGTGAAGCTCAAGCACGAATGGCTGCGCCGGGAAGCCACTTCGCACCAGGAGGCCGCCAATGCAACCGGAAGGGTCGGAAATGGCTAGCAGCTGGTACATCGTCAGCGTGCAGCTTGTGCCCGAGAGCGCCCATAACAAGCTGCGCGCCGACTTGATGATCAACCCGCCTGAGCAGGCGGACCATCGCATCGTCACATCGATGTGCGAGGCCATGGCGGGCCTCGCTAAAACGTTGATGACCTCCGCTCTCGGGTTTCCTGATGACCGCAAGAGCCGCATTTCATCGTATCCAACTTCAGTCCCATGTCCCCGAACACCGGATGAGGGCCAGACGATATGACCTTGAACGCGGGCGCTCGACAAACGGGACATTGCTCCCCGGTGGCCGGCGAAAGCTTTGCTTCCAATGCTGCGATGCGGTTCTTCAGCAATTCGATTTCGGCTGGCAACGCTGCTACGCGCTTCCAGGCTGGAATGCGTTCGAGGGCTTTCATGATGTCTTCGATCATCCCCATGGCCGGCTCCTTTGCCGATGGTGCGTGTGAGAGCCGCCATTTTATGGCGCTGGGGCCGGCCGCCCTTTTTCTGGAGTGCCGCCATGCGTGACCTATACGCCCGTGTCGTGCTCTGGCTGATCGGGCCGGCGTTGGAGCGGCGCGAACGCGAGGTACTTGCGGCTCGCGTTCGGCGCGGCGCTATTCCTCGATCAACTGCCGAAGCCGACCTGCGTGCGAGCGAAAAGCCGCTATCCAGCTTTCGGGGATTGGCGTCATGAGTGCCATATCGGCGTATTCGTCGGCCCCCTTGGAGAAGATCTCCAGGAAATGCCGCCGCTCGCCCGTTGGCATCTGCTTCGCCATGCAGACGAACGCAATGCGCAAGGAATCGAGCATGGCTCGGGTATCCAGCAAGGTCTTCAGCATTTCGTCGTTGTTCGACATTCAGAGTTCCCCCGGCGTAGGAAAGGGTGGCGTAGGAACCCCCGATTCTACGTTCGGTGGGAACACCGGGTTGGGTGGGTGAAATGTCCATGCCGGAACTATCCGCTGCTGACGCCGCACGCGCACGCAAGATCGAAGCGGCGATCCTCAACCGTCTTGCATCGGTCGGGCAGGCGCGCATCGCGGAGCAACTGGGTGTCGATGAGTCCACCGTCAGCAGGTGGAAGAACGGTGAAATCGCGCGCTTTTCCAGGTTCCTGGCGTTGCTGGGCCTGAAGGCCACACCGCAGGAATACAAGTGCTACGACGAGAAGACACTGGAGGCCATGCTGACGTTGGCGCAGCAGCGTATGTCCCAGATCCGCGGCGTTGACCATCTCGCGTTCGAGGACGACGAGTGATGGCCGAAGCCCTCTACCGCGAGTTCCTGCTGACCGGCGAAGGGCCGGCCAAGGCCCTCCTGACGTTCCTGAGAGCGAATGCACGTTCTTGCGCTGAGAGTAAGCGGCCATTGCGCGTCATTGTGACCGAGGACGAGCACGACCGGCTAGACCAGCAAATTGCCTACTACTTCGGGGTGGTGATCAAGGCCATTTCGGAGCAGGCATGGGTCGAAGGGCGTAGGTACGACAAGGACGTATGGCACGAAGAGATGGCGCGCCGGTTCCTTCCCGGAAAGGAAGTGATCCTGCCGAGCGGGGAAGTGGTCATCAAGCGCGCCTCGATTGCGCGCGGCCATATCGGCGTGCGTGCCATGGCCAAGTTCATCAACGAGGTCCAGGCTTACGCCGCGAGCGAGCTGGGCGTGGAGGTGCCGGCATGAACGACAAGACCATCGCCGGCGATAACTGGATACCGATCCAGAAAGCCCTCCACATGGCTTTCCCGAAGGCACAACCGTACCGGTCCAAGAAACACCTGCAGAACGTCGCCTCTCTGGCGTGCGTCTGCTGCGGTCGAGCAGGGCCGTCCCAGGCCGCCCATGCCAATTTCGGCAAGGGTATGGGCCTGAAGGCCTGCGACACCCAAACCTTTCCCTTATGCCCTGAATGCCACCGTGAGCACGATGCCGGCGGCATGCCCAGGGATGAACGCCGGCGCCGCGAGGTCGTGTATGTGGATCGCACGCGCGCCGAACTCATCTCCCGTTCCTTGTGGACGCCTGTCATCGAACAGGCGTACCGGCGGGCGTATGAGCCCATGAAGAGGGTTGCGGAAGCACTATGAGCAGTTCGCACATGGCTAGGTTCGCTACCGAAAAGGCGGTCTTCCGGCCCGCCCTGCCATCGTGCCTTTCGCCGGGCATGACGGAGATGCAAATGGCTTCGAAGAACGCCTATTTCGAGAAACTGAAAGACCCGCGGTGGCAGCGAAAGCGCCTTGAACGGCTCGAAAAGTCGCACTGGGCTTGCGATATGTGCTGCGATTCCGAATCGACGCTGCATGTTCACCACAATGCCTATTTCAAGGGCAGGGAGCCGTGGGAATATGACGTGGATCAACTCAGCACCCTGTGCGAGTCGTGCCATGCCGACACCCACGAGGCGGAAGATCCGCTATTGCTCGTAGCCTCCTATGTCGAGGCCAGCGGCAGCGGTCCCTATGACAGGGACACGGTGGCCTCGCTGATCGCCGGGTTCTGCTCATTCAAGGACATGGGGCCCGACCCTGATGCCTATTTCCTCGGGCGCCTGGCTGATGCTATTCCGAAGCCCTGGATGCAAAGCGCGAAGCCCCTGGATATTCACCAGCTGCAGCAGCTGATTGTGAAGATCGAACAGGACCCTATTGCCTTTTCTGACGCGTTGCGGGCATTCGCCGGCATCGCCTCTAACCCCGAAGACGCCGGAGGCGATGCGTAATGCCATCCCGCGTCCTTCGCGATGGAATCTTAACCAGCCCACGTGTTGCGCGCCTGGGCTGGGCTGAAGAGGTCTTCTATCGCCGGCTTATGTCGGTGGTAGATGACTTCGGGCGGTATTTCGCAGACCCAGGGATGCTGCGGGCCGCTTGTTACCCCCGGCAATTGAGCAAAGTATCCGACTCGGACATTGGGAAGTGGCTGACCGTATGCGTCGAAGCGGCCCTTGTAAGGGTGTACCCGGCAGAGGACGGGGAGCGGTACCTTGAATTGCTCGATTTCCGCCAGCAGGTGCGCGCAAAGGCAAGCAAATTCCCACAGCCGCCTGACGACTGCAAAGCGCCTGATGTAAAGGTGCAAAGCACTTGCTTAGCAGATGCACAGCAAGCGTTAACGGATGTTCACCTAGACGTAGTCGTAGACGAAGACGATATACCCGCACGCCAGCGCGCGGGGCGGTCGGCTTCGCCTCCCCTCGGTGTTGGTGATCTGGAGTCCGAAGGGGTCACCGCCGAAGTGGCGCAGGAGTTCATTGCGCTGCGAAAACGCAAGAGGGCTCCCCTTACCCCGCTGGCTCTGAGTGGCATCCGCAGGGAGGCCGATCTCGCGGGCTGGACTTTGGATGCTGCATTGCGTAGGTGTGTGGAACGTGGCTGGCAAGGATTCCAGGCCAGCTGGGTGCAGAACGACAAGGGAAGCCTACGCGGCGATGTTGACGAACACGGGGTGCCGCTATGACCGGCGACAAGGCCCTGATCCGCGCACGGCTGCAAGGGTTCACCCCTGCCGATGTGTTCGTCGTCGTGCTGGACGTCGAGCCTTCCAAGCGGGGATTCCGGGCAGCCGAGGAATCGCTGGAGCTCACCGGAATACCGGAGATCGATGTCGGCCCGAAGGACATTCCCGGCACCCTCGACCTGAGGTGCATCCGGGGCGCCCGAGTGCACGTTTGCGGGGAGGACTCACGCCGCGTGCGGGCGGTGGCTTCCCGAGCCCGCCTTTTTCAACCCGCCGAAATCCTGGCCGCCGTTGACGGCGCCATTCTTCGCTGGAGACCGAAAGCATGACGATGGTGTTCTCGTCTGACTCCGAGGACTTTGAAGCCTACTACGCCGAGGCAGAGCCGTCGGTGAAGGTGCATTCCGCCACGACCTGGGCGGAGCAACTGGAAGCCCTGGCCGACGAGCCGGAGCGCATCACTGGCGCGAAGCTGCCCTGGAAGTCCACGCATTTGAACGTCCGCTTCCGTCCGGGGGAAGTGACCCTTTGGGCCGGCATGAATGGCTCGGGCAAGTCTCAGCTGCTTGGGAATGTCGTCCTGGGATTCTGTGCACAGGAGGAGCCTTCCTGCATCGCATCGTTCGAAATGACGCCGATCAAGACCCTGGAACGCATGCAGCGGCAGGCGTCCATGGTGGCCCAGCCCGCGCGCCAGTTCACGAAGCAGTTCATGGCGCTCCTGGACGGGAAGCTCTGGATCTACGACCAGCAGGGCCAAGTCGAGCCGAAGATGCTGTACGCGGTCATCCGGTACGCCGGCCGCAAGCTCGGCGTGAAGCACATGATCGTGGACAACCTGATGAAGTGCGTCCGTGGGGAAGACGACTACAACGGCCAGAAAGTCTTTGTGGATGCCCTGACGGCACTTTCCAGGGAGGAAAACATGCACGTGCACCTGGTCCACCACATCCGCAAATGCGAGAACGAGGACAAGCCGCCCACCAAGTGGGACGTCAAGGGATCGGGCTCGATCGTGGACCAGGTCGATCAGCTCCTGATCGTCTGGCGCAACAAGGGAAAGGAAAAGGCCGCGCTGAAAGCCGCCACCATCGGGCAGCCGTTGTCCGATGAAGATTTCTCCAAGCCTGATGTCCTGCTGTGCTGTGAGAAGAACCGGCACGGCGAGTGGGAAGGCCGCATTCCCCTCTGGTACCACAAGGACAGCCTGCAATACGCCGGCGATTCGCGCTGCCGCCCTCTGAACTTCCTCGGGAGCCTCGCATGACCCACGCCTTGCACAGCTTGGACGTCCCGGATCCGTTCGACCCGATGGCCGGCAGCATGGCCCGACTCTGCGCCAGGGCAGCCGTGACGCTCACATTGCCGTATCCCATCTCCGCGAATCGCTACTGGGCTTATCGGACCGTGAAGCCCCGCGGCAAGCCGGAGTTCGTCAGCATGTATGTGACCAAGGAGGCCAAGGACTACAAGCGGCAGGTGGAGCAGCTGGCGCGCGTTGCGGGCATCCGGCAGCCGATTTCTGGCCGCGTGGCGCTCGAGCTCACCCTGTACCCCAATCGCCCACAAGATTGGAAGACTCGGCAGCGCAAGCTGGGCGCCGCGTGGGACGACACCGTCCAATGCTTGGACCTGGACAACGCCCAGAAGGTCGTGCTGGACAGCCTGAAAGACGTGGTATTCCAGGACGATGCGTGGGTGCGGCAGATCGTTGCCCGCAGGGCCGAGCCGGATCAGTTCGGTGCACGCCTCATGGTGACCGTGACGCCCATGCCGGTCGATACGCTGCAGGGGGCGCTCCTATGAACGGCACGTCAAGAGCAATGCGCAACGCCGAGCGAGACGCCGGCATCCGGGTTCTGGCCCGTTCTGGTGTTCGGCACATCGACATCGCGAAGCAGTACGGCCTTTCCGAAGGGCGAGTGTGGCAGATCATCCATGGCTGGGAGCCGCAAAGGGAAGAGGGCTCATCAAAGCTCAAGGGGGCGCCCCCCACAACCGATACCGCTGTGATCGACAAGGCGCCGGGCGGCGTGCGCCCGCACCTGCGAAAGGCGGAATCGGGGCTTTGGGAGTGTTCTGACGGCGTGATCGCGCGGGCAGCGAAGACGCCGCAAGGTGCCTACCAGCGCTGGCTCACGGCCGCGATCGCGGATGTCCAGCAGAAGGCCAAACCTGCAGCGTGGCCAACCGCTGCCGAGGTAAAGCCGGTCGCACGCCGGCAGGCCACGGTGAAAGGCAAAACCACGACCGGCGTCATCACGCCGCCGAGGTGGGCCGAGCCCCCCAAGGATCCGATGCCTGCGTATGACGGGCCGGTGACGGTGGTCCCCGGCACGGCGCCGCGCCGCCCCCTGACGTTGCCCACCACGCTGCAGCTCAATGGCGCGCGCGCGGCGGCGGTCCAACCCCGGATGATCAGCATCGCGGGCAGTACAGCGCGTGAGGCGCAAACATGACATGGGAGGAGCGCTGGGAACGGATGGACCCAGCCGAAGTGCTGGAACGGAAGCAACAAATGCAAGCGCGCCGGCCGTCGAAAGACGCCGCGCTGGCAAGGATTGAGCGGCTTTTTGCGGGAGAGGATATGGCGCGCGAGATGGATTTCCGGTTGAAGATCGGGCCGGAGCTGCACGAGCGGCTGGAGAACTGGGGGAGGATCATGCGGGTGAAGGAGCGGCAGGGCCGCAGCCCCACGGCGGACATCTGCCACCGGCTGGCCGTCCAGGCCGGCAAGATCAAGGAGGTCCAGAAAGCGCCGCCCGATGAGGCGAAGCTGCAGGACGCATTCGAGATCGAGCGGGCCTGGCGCAACCCGTTGATGCCGCGGCGCGCGAAGGCGATGCTTCGGGGCTTCTACGTGTTTCGCATGCATCCGAACTCGATCTGCAGGTCCGGCGGCATCCGCTACGCCGAGTTCGACGCCGAGATGTGGAAGGCGTGTTGCTTTCTCACCAACATGATGGAGAGGCTTGCATTCCGGGCGGAAGCTGCGCATAATCCTCAGCACAACTTGTCAGCCGACACGCACAGCGTGGCCGAGTAGAGGGAGCGCTATGCGCTCCCTTCGCACGCCTGGAAGAAATTCAAAGCCCCGAACGAGGAATCGTTGCGGGGCTTTTTGCATGGAGCTTATACAGACTCCAATGCCATCACGATTTTCCTGGACTGTGCTCATCCATATGGCTATCTTTTCAGTCTCCGTAACCTGGAATTGAGGAGAAACCCATGATCCGAAATGGCTTCTACAAAGTGAAATTTTCGGCGCAGATCCGTGATGCCCGTGGCCTCGTGGTGCTCGAAAACGGCACTATCAAGGGGGGCGACGACGAGATGGTCTACGTCGGGGAATACGGTGAGCAGAGTGCAAACCCATCTGGGCCATCGCAGATGACTGCCACTATCTCCGTGCGGGCTTATGTGCCTGGGGCCAACAGCGTCTTCAACAGCGGGGATCGGCCCTATAAGCTATCTCTTTCGGGGAAAGCGAGCGGCGATTCCTTCACTTTGGAGGGTCCATCGCCGTTCGGAGGACCTGGCATTACCATCCAGGGCAGTTTCGTCGCGCCGCTTGAATTCTGAGATTCTCTACGTTCTGAAGCCGCCCAAGGGCGAAGCCGTCCAAGGGCGGCTTTTTTGTTTTTGCTTCCACCGGCCTGCCGCCTCGCCATCCCCGCGTAAAAGGGCTCCTCCTCCCCTGGGTGACCGGGGAAGGCTTGAGGCGGCAGACCAGTGCGTGCATAGCTATTTATGGGCATCTCCGACGGAGGTTTTCATGGTCGCCCTTGTGCAGCGCCCCAGAGGACCGCGGGGCTTCAACCCAATCTACCGGCACCTCCCTTGGCCCTCCGACGTGACGCCAGAGCAGTTCAGCACGTGGTGCAGGGAATGGATGCTTGGGGCACCGACCGGGCGCCAGGTGACACCACCTCCGCCACCAGCTCCCCCAAGCCTGCAAACCAGAACGGTCCGAAGCGGCCGAATCACCTACCCGAGATAGGCCATGGCCAAGCAATCCGAACCGTTCCAGAACGGCACCGACCTGACCGTCCCTGTGACGGGCACCTACACGAGCAAGATCACCCCCCAGGTGGATGCCGACGGCGTCATCACCGGGTTCACCCTGAGCTGATCTCATGATCACCGGAACAATTGAAGTACCCGTCACTATGGCGTGGTGGTGGCGCTGGTATGCCGCCTGCGTCATCCTGACTGCAGCGCTGACAGGCCGGGAACCGGATGGTGACCGCCTTACCGCCATGGCTCGGCGTGCCATCCGCATCGGCTGCCCAGTTTTCAGAGCATCCTCATGACCGAAGCCAAGAAAGCCGCCCCGGACTGGGAGCGGATCGAGGCCGACTATCGCGCTGGTCTGCTGTCTGTCCGCGAGATAGCGGCGCGCCAAGGCGTCTCCCACGTGGCGATCGCCAAGCGCGCCAAGCGTGATGGGTGGGAGCGCGACCTGTCCGCGAAGATCCGCGCCAAGGCAGAAGCACTGGTTACCAAGGCGACGGTTACCACGGAGGTTTCCGGTAACCGCAAAGAGCAGGACGCGGCCGTCGTAGACCAGGGCAGCGAGCAGCTCGCCAGCGTGATGCTGACCCAGCGCCGCAGTGTCAGCCGGGCCCACCGGCTCTGCATGCAGCTCTTCGCCGAGCTGGAAGCGCAGACCAATGAGCCGGAGCTCTTCGGCCAGTTGGGCGAATTCCTCCGCGAGGAAGGCGAAGAGGGCGCCAGAAAGCGCGCCGCCGCCTACGAGAAGGTCCTGACCTTCGGCGCCCGCGTCGATGGCATGAAGAAGCTGGGCGAAACGCTGAAGGTGCTGGTCGGCCTGGAGCGCGATATCTACGGCCTGAACAACCCCGAACCGCCGCCTCCGCCCACGCCGGCCGGAGCGTCTACCCCTGGACCCGTCGCCGTGGCTGGTGACCCGATTGCTGCGGCGGCTGCCTACCGCGCCCTGATGAACTGATGAAGACTCTGACGCTGACCCTTTCTCGGCTACGCGAAGTTCTGGCGTACGACCCCGGCACTGGCTTGTTCACCTGGGTTTCACGATCGAGTAGCCGTAGCCCGGCGGGAAACACCGCCGGTTGCCTGGCGCCGAATGGTTATGTCCAGATCAGGATCGATGGGGTCTTGTACCAGGCGCACCGGCTGGCGTGGTTTTACGTTACCGGCGAGTGGCCGACGTCCCTCCTGGACCATATCGACCTCAACCGGGCCAACAACCGGTGGACGAACCTGCGAACTGCATCGCCGTCGCAAAACTCTGCCAACTCGCCCATGCGGCGGCACAATTCAACCGGGTTCAAGGGAGTAACCCTTAACCGGAAGGTCGGCAAATACCGCGCTCGCATCACGGTGGAGCATCGAGAACATCATCTCGGTTTTTTCGACACGGCCTCCCAAGCATATGAGGCGTACCGAAACGCATCCCTGAAGTTTCACGGAGAGTTCGGGCGCGCGAGTTAGATGCCCATTCCCTTCAAATTTGACTTCAAGAACCCTGACTATCGCCAGGTGTTCGAATGGAGGACGGAGCGGCTGCAGCGGATCCGGGCAGTGCCGGAGCAGATCCCGCACCTGAAGGCCTACTACGCCGAGAACCCGGCCCAGTTCATCATCGACTGGGGGATGACGTTTGATCCACGAAATGTCGAGCGCGGCCTGCCGGCGACTATCCCTTTCCTGCTCTTTCCGAAGCAGGAGGAATGGATTGCATGGTTCATGGAGCGCTGGATGCGCCAGGAGCCGGGCATCACCGAGAAGACGCGGGACATGGGCATGTCCTGGCTGACGGTCGGCTTGGCGGACACGATCTGCCTGTTCCGCGCCGGCGTGGTGGCGGGATTCGGTTCCCGGAAAGAGGAATACGTCGATAAGATCGGCTCGCCGAAGTCGCTGTTCTGGAAGGCCCGGATGTTCCTGAAGATGCTGCCCGTGGAGTTCCGCGGCGGCTGGGACGAGACTCGCCACGGCGCCCACATGCGGATTCAGTTTCCCGAGTCCGGATCGGTCATCACCGGCGAGGCGGGCGACAACATCGGCCGCGGTGACCGGACGAGCTTCTTCTTCGTGGACGAGTCGGCGTTTCTGGAGCGGCCGCAGCTGATCGAGGCGTCGCTGTCCGTGACGACGAACTGCCGCCAGGACATCAGCACGCCCAACGGCATGGCCAACCCGTTCGCGCAGCGGCGGCACAGCGGCAAGATCCCGGTGTTCACCTTCCATTGGCGGGACGATCCCCGGAAGGACGATGCCTGGTATGCCGACCAGGTAGCGAAGCTGGACCCGGTGACGGTGGCGCAGGAAATCGACATCAACTACTCGGCCTCGGTCGAAGGCGTCGTGATCCCGTCCACCTGGGTGCAGGCAGCCATTGGCGCACACCAGAAGCTGGGCATCGAACCGAGCGGAACCCGGCGTGCTGGTCTGGACGTTGCCGACGAAGGCGTGGACCTGAACGCGTTCGCCGGGCGCCGCGGCATCCTGCTGGAGCATCTGCATTCGTGGTCGGGCAAGAACAGCGACATCTACGACACCGTGGTGAAGGCCTTCGGCTACTGCGAGCAGTACGGGTATGAGTTCCTGGACTACGACGCGGACGGCCTGGGCGCCGGCGTGCGTGGCGACTCCCGCAAGATCAACGAGGAGCGCCAGGCGGCCGGTAAGGGCCAGGTGATGATCGAGCCCTTCCGCGGGTCCGGTGAGGTCCACGACCCAGAAGGCGAGATGGTCCCGAAGCGCCTGAACAAGGACTTCTTTGCCAATGCCAAGGCGCAGGCCTGGTGGGCACTGCGTCTGCGCTTTCAGGCCACGTTCCGGGCCGTGGTCGAAGGGCTGGACTACAACCCGGACGATCTGATTTCGATCGATCCGCAGTTGCCGAATCTCGGCGCGCTGTGCGCTGAACTATCGCAGCCAACCTACTCGATCAACGCCGTGGGTAAGGTCGTGATCGACAAGAAGCCTGACGGCACAAAGTCCCCCAACCTGGCGGACGCGGTGATGATCGCGTACCAGCCGGCCTCCCGCGCGCTCGAGATCTGGGCGCGCCTTGCAGCGTAAGGAAAACCATGGGTCGTCGCAGTTTCGGAAAGGTGCAGCGCAAGCCGCAGCCGGCAGCGCAGGCGCCGGCCAGAACGGCGGACTCCTTCACCAACCTGGAGGCGCGCGTCGGCATCCAGGCGGCGAATCAGGCTGCGAAGGGCCATTACACCTTTGACCTGGTGAGCCGCAACCGCATCCAGATGGAGGCGGCCTACCGGTCCTCCTGGATCTGCGGCATGGCCGTGGACGCGGTCGCCGAGGACATGACGCGCGCCGGCATCGAGCTGGCCAGCGACATCAACCCGGACGACGCCGAGCGCATCTACGGCACGATGGAGCAGTTCCAGGTCTGGGACGCCCTCTGCGACACGGTGAAGTGGGCTCGACTGTACGGCGGCGCGATTGCCGTCATGCTGATTGACGGCCAGAATGTGAGCACTCCCCTGGACGTGGAGACCATCGGCAAGGACCAGTTCAAGGGCTTGCTGGTGCTGGACCGCTGGCTGGTCCTGCCATCGCTGCAGGACCTCGTGACGGAGTACGGCCCGAATCTCGGCAAGCCGAAGTTCTACACGGTCGTGGCCGACGGCATGGCGCTGCGCAACCAGCGGATCCACCATAGCCGGGTGCTGCGGATCGATGGCGTCGAGCTCCCGTACTGGCAGCGCATCGCTGAGAACCTGTGGGGGCAGTCGGTGCTGGAGCGCCTGTGGGACCGCCTGCTTGCCTTCGACAGTACGACCGAGGGCGCCGCGCAGTTGGTCTACAAGGCGCACCTGCGGACGTACAAGGTCAAGGACCTGCGCTCGATCATCGCGATGGGCGGACCGGCCTTCGAAGCCCTGGTCAAGCAGATCGACTTCATCCGCCGGTTCCAGTCGAATGAAGGTCTCACGCTCATGGACGCGTCGGATGAATTCGAGGCGCACCAGTACACCTTCAGCGGCCTGGACAACGTCCTGCTGCAGTTCGGGCAGCAGATCTCTGGCGCGCTGCAGATTCCCCTGGTGCGGCTCTTCGGGCAGTCGCCGGCCGGCCTGAATGCCACGGGCGAGTCCGACCTGCGCACCTACTACGACAAGGTGGCCCAGCAGCAGGACAGGAAGCTGCGCGCCGGCCTGAATGTTCTGTTGGACGTGATCCATCGGTCGGCGCTGGGAAAGGCCCCGGACAAGAAGTTTGGATTCGAGTTCCGGCCGCTGTGGCAGATCACGGACGCCGAGAAGGCCGAGATTGCGGAGAAGCTGGCGCGCGCCCTGTCCCAGACCTATGACATGGGCATCATCGGCCGCAAGACCGCTATGAACGAGCTGCGCAAGTCCAGCCATGTCACGGGCGTGTTCAGCACCATCACCGAGGAACAAATCGATGAAGCTGACGACGAGCCGCCGGATCCCGGCGAGGTCGATATCCGCGCCCTCGGTATCGGCAAGGACGAAGGACAAGCGCCAAGGGCAGAGTCAGAAGCCCCGGCGTGATCCGGTTCGTGCGCGGCGAGCGGAGGCGCAGTTCGCCGCCCAACTGAAGAAGGTCGCCCGGAACATCGGGGAGATCATCAACGGCTTCCCCGCCGGCAACCCGAACGCCGTTGCGCCCATCACCGCCATCCTGGAGTCCTATTCCCGGGCGCTGGAGGAATGGGCGCGTGGCGCCGCGCTGCGCATGCTGACGGAGGTGAACCGGCGAGACCGTGACGCCTTCCTCGAGCGCAGCAAGGACATGTCCAAGGCACTGCGAGACGAGATCCGCAACGCCGATACCGGCCGCGTCATGCAGCAGCTTCTGGCCGAGCAGGTCGATCTGATCAAGTCCCTGCCGCTGGAAGCTGCCCAGCGCGTGCACCGCCTGACCGTCGAAGGCTTGCAGGACAGCACGCGGGCCGCGGAGATCGCCAAGGAGATCCAGCGGTCCGGCGAGGTGGCCGAGAGCCGCGCCAAGCTGATCGCCCGCACGGAGGTGGCCCGGACCGCCGCGAAGCTGACAGAGGCGCGCGCGCTGGCAGTCGGCAGTACGCATTTCGTCTGGGAGACCGTCGGCGATTCCGATGTCCGCCCAGGCCACAAGGCGCTGGCTGGGAAGGTGTTCGCGTGGAATGACCTCCCCATGGTCAACGAAGGGACCGATAAGCATCCGAAGTGGATCCGGCATGGCCCCGGAGAGATATGGAATTGCCGGTGCTATGCCCGGCCCATCCTACCGAGAGAATGATGACGATCTCGCATGAAGAGCTGCTCCGGCAGATTCATTACGACCCGGAAACGGGGGTCTTCACCCGGCTGATCAAGACCAGCGCCTTTGCCAGGCTTGGAGTAACCGCGGGCCAAAGGATTGGCGATGGGTATCGGGCGCTGTCAGTCGGCGGGAAAGCTCACTACCTGCACCGGTTGGCGTGGTTCTACGTGCACGGTGAATGGCCGAAGCATGTCATCGACCATATCAACGGCGACAAGACCGATAACCGGATTTGCAACCTCCGCGATGTGCCGCAAGCCGTCAACCTCCAGAACATACGGAGGGCCAAGTCTTGCAGCACAACCGGTTTGCTCGGGGCAATCCGGTGGCGGGGGAAATTCCGGTCGTGTATCCGCGTCGGTGGTCGGAGGATGCATCTCGGCCTGTTCGAGACTGCGGAGGCTGCGCACGCCGCCTACATGGAGGCAAAGCGCATACACCATCCCGCAGGCAGCCTGTAATGGCCCAAAGGAATGAACATGCGCACCACTGACCGTATGGCCAGCGGCTTTTACACCGTCGAGCGCCTGGGCGCGCGGCAGTCCGTCACGAACGAAGGTTTCCTGCTGTGCGAGGGTGTCCCGATCGCGCGGATTGGCGAACTGCACTATGCCCCCGGAGAAGTTCCGGTAGAGCCAGGCCCGGACGGCATCATCCGCATCGACCGGACGCCCGAAGAGGTGTTCCGGCCCGAGACGCTGGCCAGCTTCGAAGGCAAGCCGGTCACGATGGACCACCCGGTGGAGTTCGTGACGCCGGAGACGTGGCGCCAGCTGGCCGTGGGACTGACACAGAACGTGCGCCGCGGCGAAAGCCTGGAGGCCGATTACATCCTCGCAGACCTGCTGATCACCGACCGCGCGGCTATCGACGCCGTGCGCGCAGGCCTCCGAGAGGTTTCCTGCGGCTACGACGCGGACTACGAACAGGTTGAACCCGGGCGCGGGGTACAGCGCAACATCATCGGCAACCATGTGGCGCTGGTAGAGCGTGGCCGCTGCGGCCCGCGATGCGCAATCGGAGATAAGGAACCGGAAATGGCAAAGAAACAAAGCACCTGGGATCGCATCCGCGCGGCCTTCAAGTCCAAGGACGAAGCCGCCCTGGAAGAAGCCCTGGAAGAAGCGGAAACGGCGGACGCCGACGGCGAAGGCGACGAAGACAAGGAAGAAGAGAAGTCGGGTAAGACCGGTGACTCCGCAACCCTGGCCAAGATCATGAAGACGCTGGACGCCATGAACAAGCGCATCGGCGACGTGGAAGCCAAGCTGGACGAGAAGGACGACGACGAGAAGGAAACCAAGGACACGGTCCTGGAAGCTGAAACCGCCGAGTCCAACCCCGAAGCCAAGGGTGAGGCCTATACGGGCGACATGGCCACGGTCCGCTCCCAGGCCGAGATACTGGCCCCCGGCATCAAGCTGCCCACCTTCGACAGCAAGAAGGTCAAGACGGCCGATGCCATCTGCGCTTGCCAGCGCCGCGCCCTGGAGACCGCCTACGGCACGGATGCCGGCCGCCAGGCGATCGAGCCCTTCCTGGCCGGCCGTGCGCCGGAGTTCGCCACGATGGACGCCTCCGCCGTGGCCACCATCTTCAGCGGGGCCGCGGCGCTGCGCCGGCACATGAATAACCAGGCCGGGGCGCGCAGCTCCATCAGTACGCAGGATTTCGGGCGCGTCAGCACCGTCGCGTCGATCAACGATCAGAACCGCAAGTTCTGGAACGCCCGGACGGGCAACTAATCAAGGAACCACCACCATGGTCGCTTTTCTCTATCGCATGCCGTCCGGGATCCCGGGTGACGTCAGCCGCAAGGAAAACTCGGTTGTCGAGGCCCACATCCTGGACTCCACCAAGCCGTTCACGGCCTACGGCGTGGTAGGCAAGATGGCCGGCGGCAAGTTCGTCCCCTTTGCCGGCGGCGAGACCGCTGACGACGTGTACGGCGTGTTGGTACGCCCGTACCCCACGCATTCCGGCCAGGACCCGCTGGGCACCTCGACGCCGCCCACGTCCGGGCCCGGCGATGTCCTGCGCCGTGGCTACATCACCGTCCAGCTGAATGGTGGCGCCACCGTGGCCGACGGCTCGCCCGTGTACGTGCGCGTCGCTGCGGCTGCGGCCGGAAAGCCCATCGGCGGCTTTGAAGGCGCCGCGGACGGCACCAACACCGTCGCTATCAATGCTGTCTTCCTGTCGGCGGCCGATGCGGCCGGCAACGTGGAAATCTCCTTCCGCAACTGATCATCCCATCACGGAAAGATGGCCGCCTTCCGGGCGGCTTTTTTTCGCCCATACGGAGCAATCATGAACCTGAGCAAAACCGAACTGGCGGCCGTGATGGACGCTTCCCGGCGCATTGCACGCGCCCGAACGACGGACAGCATGTTCACCTTCGATCGCCAGACGGTCGATTCGACCGGCGCATTCCTGATCGGCGAACTGGAACGTCTGGACCAGACCCTGCATGCCCCTCTGGCCTCCGTCACCTGGTCGCGCGACATCGACTTGCGCGAGGACGTGTCGATCGCCGACGAGACGTCGTCCTTCACGAACTCGAGCTTCGCCGCGGCGGGCGGCCCGTCGCCCACCGGCAAGAGCTGGATCGGCAAGGACGTGAATGCCATCCAGAGCATCGCCCTGGACATCGGCAAAACCGCCACGCCGTTGACGCTGTGGGGCATGGAGCTGGGCTGGACCATCCCCGAGCTGGAATCCGCGCAGAAGCTGGGGCGTCCGATCGACCAGCAGAAGTACGCCGGCATGCAGCTCAAGCACAACATGGACATCGATGAGCAGGTGTACATCGGTGACGAGTTGCTGGGGCAGTACGGCCTGGTCAACAGCCCGAAGGTCGAGAACGTCTCGAACGCTCAGACCGGCAACTGGGCGACGGCCACGCCCCAGCAGATGCTGGACGATGTCAACGAGCTCTTGAACAGCGCCTGGAAGGAATCCGGTTATGCGATCTGCCCGGGCAAGGTGCTGATCCCGCCGGTTCAGTACTCCAAGCTGGTCGGCACCCTAGTGTCGAACGCGGGCAACATCTCGGTGCTGGAATTCCTGCGGAACAACAGCTTGGCGAACGCCATCAACGGCCGCCCGCTGGACATTCAGCCGGTGAAGTGGCTGGTCGGTCGTGGTGCGGGCGGAAAGGACCGCATGCTCGCCTATACCCAGGACCTCCAGCGCGTGCGCTTCCCGCTGGTGCCCCTCCAGCGCACCCCGCTGGAATATCGCAGTCTGTACCAGCTGACCACCTACTTCGGCCGCCTGGGCGCCGTCGAGTTCGTGTACCCCGAAACGCTGGGTTACCGCGACGGCATCTAAGGGGGGAACCATGCCGAAGATCTACGTGCACACGCCCTTCACCCTTCAGCACAAGGGTGAGAAGCGGCATTTCGGCGTCGGCAATCACAACGTCGATGCCGACGTGGCGTCGCACTGGTACGTGAAGGCGCACGTCGGCGAAGAGCCGGCCGCCGACCCGGACACCAGCGCGGCGGCAGACGCTATGCTCGCCGACCTGCAGGCGAAGGAAAAGGCGCTCGCCGACCGGGAGAAAGCGCTCGAGGTGCGCGAAGCCGATTTGGCCTCGCGCGAACAGGCGCTTGCCGCGCGCGAGAAGGCCGCGCAGAATGCCCAGTCCCCCGCCAAGGACGACGGCAAGCCTTCGGGCAGGGCCAACGCCAGCAAGTAAGGACCGACCATGGACGTAGCAAAGTTCCGCCAGGACTTCCCGGAGTTCGCCGACACGACCGCATACCCGGACGCGGAGGTGACGTTTTTCTCCGGTCTGGCGGAACAGCTGCTTCCGGAGTGCCGGTGGGGCTCGGTTTGGCCCTATGCTGTGGCGCTATTCACGGCCCACCAGCTCGTCATTGCGAGGCGAAACCAGCAGACAGGGGCGGCCGGCGGCGCGCCAGGTGCCGTGTCGGGCCCGATGACGTCCAAGGCGGTTGACAAGGTGAGCGTGTCGTATGACGCGGCCGCGGTCACCCTGGAGGACGGCGGATTCTGGAACATGACGACCTACGGGATCCAGCTTCTTCAGCTTGCCCGAATGTTCGGAGCCGGAGGCGTTCAGCTATGACGATGCAGGTCACCGTCGATAAGCTGGCCCAGGTGCTGGCCTCCATGTCTGAGCTGGTAAAGAAAGACGTGCTGGTCGGCATCCCGGACAGCGCTCCTGAGCGCGAGGACGACACGCCGCTGTCAAATGCGCAGATTGGCTACATCCAGGAATTCGGCAGCCCGGCGGCCAACATACCGCCGCGGCCGTTCCTGATTCCTGGAGTGGAGAATGCGCAGCCGGAGGTCCTGGACGAGTTCCGCAGCGGGGCCAAGGCGGCGCTCGACGGGAATACTGGGCAAGTCGAGCGGTCTATGGTCCGGGCCGGGCTGAAGGCCCAGAACGCGGTCCGCGCGAAGATACAGGACGGCCCATTCCAGCCGCTGGCTCCCCGCACGCTCGCTGAGCGTCGCAAGCGCGGCCGCACGGGCGAGAAACCGCTGCTCGATACCGGGCAGCTCCGCAACTCGGTCAGCTTCGTCATCCGCAAAAAATAGGGGCGATTATGCCTTCTCTGGACGTCACCGACGTGCTGCTGGATCCGGACTTCTTTGACAGCCTGGTTTGCACGAGGAACGTGCAGACGATCGGTGACGACGGTCTCGCGATCGACACGAGCACCGACACGCCGTTCATCGGGGTGGTGACCAGCGATAGCGGCGACATCCTGGTCCGGATGGAAACCGGCGCACGGGTGAAGGGATCCATCCTCGTGGTGACGAAGTTCCGGCTGACCGAGAGCGCACCGGGCGTCGATGCGGACGTCGTCACCTGGAATGGCTCCCGCTACACCGTCTCGAAGGTCAACGATTACTCGCGGTACGGCGCCGGCTTCGTGGAGGCGTACTGCGATCTGATCCCAGTACAGGGGGCTGGCAATGGCTAACACCTCGGCCACCGGTGGCTACCTGACGCCGACAAACCCTCTGCCGCCCGACGACCTGGATCTTGATCTGGTGTTCCAGGGGTACGTGAGGGGCATTACTGGCCTGCCGGGCACGATGGTGCGGCCGCGGTGGCAACCAACCGTCCCGCAGACGCCGGGCCCAGCGGTGGACTGGTGTGCAGTCGGCGTGACGCGGACCCGCTCGCAGGACTATCCATCCATCCAGCACGACGGCGCGGATGACGGGCAGGACCTATACACGCGTCATCAGGAGATTGACGTCCTGGTGACCTTCTACGGTCCCAACGGCATGCGGTACGCCAGCCTGCTGCGCGATGGTGCTTACATCCCGCAGAACAACGAGGCCGTCGGCCAGCAAGGTATCGCGCTGGTCGAGGTGCAGGACTCCATCGCCGTGCCGGAGTTGGTCAACCAGCAGTGGCAGCGGCGCTACGACCTGCCGATGAAGTTCCGTCGCGTCATCCGGCGCAGCTATGCGGTGCTGAACCTGCTTGGCGCCGAGGCATCGATCCAGTCCGACACCGGGCCCGGGGCAGACGTCTCCGTCCCGTAGCAGCACCGCACAGAACCATTCCAGGCCCGCCATCCAGCGGGCTTTTTCTTTTCCGGAGTCATCCATGAGCCAAGGGCTTCCCATCAGCGATATCGTGAACGTCGATATCGTCATGTCGCCGGTCGCCGCCGGCACGCGCGATTTCGGCGCGCTGCTGGTCGTCGGGTCCTCGCCGGTCATCGATATTCAGGAGCGGATCCGCAAGTATTCCGACCTCGACGGCGTGGCCAATGACTTCGGCACGTCGGCGCCGGAATACCAGGCGGCGATCCTGTTCTTCTCCCAGTCGCCGCAGCCGGACGAGCTGTATGTCGGCCGCTGGGCCCAGACCGCCACGGCCGGGCTGCTGCGCGGCGCCATCCTGAATCCGACCCAGCAGGCGCTGTCCAACTTCACCAGCATCACGGACGGTGCTTTCAAGATCACCGTGGATGGAACCGAGAAGTCGGTCACCGGCCTGGATTTCTCCTCTGAAACCAACCTGAACGGCGTCGCCTCCGAGGTCAACAGTGTCCTGACGGGCGCCGTGATGGCGTGGGATGCGGTGAACAGCCGGTTCACCATCACCAGCGAGACCACGGGCGCGACGTCGTCTGTCGGTTGGGCTACGGCGCCCGACAGCGGTACCGACGTCAGCGCGCTGCTGGGTCTGACGCAGGCGCAGTCCGCTGTGCCCGTCGGCGGCACCGCGGCGGAAACGCTGCTGAAGGCGGTCCAGGCCATGGCCGATATGTCGAACGACTGGTACGGCCTGATGGTGGCTGCGTCCGGCGTGGACGACGACACGCACATGCAAGTCGCAGCCTTCATCGAGGCGGCCAGCCCGGCACGCATCTACGGCGTGACCACGCAGGCCACAGCCGCGCTCGACGGCACGGTCACGACGGACATTGCCAGCCGGCTGAAGGCGGCGCAGTACAAACGCACGTTCGTGCAGTACTCCTCGTCCAGCCCTTATGCCGCAGCATCCATCTTCGGCCGGGCCTTCACGGTCAACTTCCAGGGCAACAACACCACCATCACGCTGAAGTTCAAGCAGGAGCCGGGCGTGACGGCGGAGACCCTGACGACCACGCAAGCCGCGGCGCTGACGGCAAAGAACTGCAACGTGTTCGTGAACTACGACAACGACACGGCCATCATCCAGCAAGGTGTGATGGCGAACGGCTACTTCTTCGACGAGGTCCACGGCACGGACTGGCTGCAAAACGACATCCAGACCGCCGTCTACAACCTGCTGTACACGAGCACCACGAAGATTCCGCAGACCGACGCCGGCGTGAATCAGATCGTGACGACGATCGCCAGCCGCCTCGAGCAAGCGGTGGCGAATGGCCTGGTCGCCCCCGGTGTCTGGAATGCCGACGGCTTCGGCAATCTGAAGCGCGGCGACACGCTATCAAGCGGCTACTACATCTACGCGCCGCCGGTGGCTACGCAGTCCCAGGCGGATCGGGAGGCGCGGAAGTCGCCGGTGATCCAGTGCGCGATCAAACTCGCCGGCGCCATCCACAGCGTCGATGTCATCGTCAATGTGAACCGGTAACGCCCATGAAGACGCTGCCGATTGAATATTCGCCGGCTAACCTGGAGAACTAAATTGTCGACATACAGCTTCATAGACGTACAGGCCACGCTGGTGGGCCCGACCGGTGTGGTCGATATGGGCTACGGCGCAGCAACAGCCGAGGAAGGCATCACCATCACGCCGGCAGCCGACAAGAACACCATGACGGTGGGCGCGGACGGCGAGTTCATGCACAGTCTGCATGCCGACAAGTCCGGTCTGATCACGGTGCGCCTGCTCAAGACCAGCCCCGTCAATCAGTCCCTGATGCTGCAGTACTCCGCGCAGACGCTTTCGAGCACGCTGCACGGCAAGAACATCATCACCATCCGCAACTCCGCGTCAGGCGACATCGTGGTGGCGCGCGGCGTCGCGTTCAAACGCGCGCCCGATCTGACGTATGCCAAGGACGGCGGCCTGGTGGAGTGGCAGTTCGACGCCGGCAAGATCGATCGCAACCTGGGGACCTACAACTGATGGAAACGACGATCAACGGAAAGCAGTACCGCATCGGCCGGTTGAGCGCCATGCAGCAGTTCCACGTCGCCCGCCGCGTGGCGCCGGCTCTGACTGGCCTGGTGTCGGCGTTCAGTGGTGCCGCTGCCGAACAAGCCGACTTCGCCAAGGCCCTTGGCCCCCTGGCGGATGCGGTGGCTCAAATGCCGGACGCCGATGCGGAATACGTTCTTGGCACTTGCCTGTCGGTGGTGAGTCGGCAGACCGACCCTGCGACCTGGGCACCGGTGTGGCGGGAGGGTCGGCTGGTGTTCGACGACATCGACCTGAAGGGGATGGTGCAGCTTGCCGCCAAGGTGATCCAGAGCAACCTGGGAAATATTTTCGGCGCACTCCCCGCGGGCCTTCCCGCCAAGTAGGGAAGTCGGGAGTGCGCTGGGAATCGCTGCCCGGCGGCGAGGACTGGCTGCTGCGGCCGGTGGTGCACGGCATGTGCCAGTACGAAAGCCTGAAGAATGGCGCGTTGGACTTGGCTGACGTGGCGCTGATGAATGACGCGCTGGACGTGAAGGAAGAGAACCAGGCGCTCGCGCGGCGCATGAACGAGACCCGATATGGCAGCCAATGCTGAATTGATCAAAGAGTTCCTGGTCGGGCTCGGCTTCAAGATAGACGAGAAAGGCCAGAAGCGCTTTGTCGATACGATCGGCGCGGCCACCGTCCAGGCGGCCGCACTTGGAGCTGCCGCCACCGCCGCCGCCACAGCCGTGGTCGCCGCGGTGGCGAAGATTTCTGATGGCCTCGAGCAGCTTTACTTCGCCTCCCAGCGTAGCAAGGCCTCGGTCGAAGCGATCCAAGCTCTGGACTTCGCCGCGCGGCAGTTCGGTGCCGGTGCGCGGGAAGCCGTTGAATCGCTGGGCCGCTTCCTGCGCTCTTCTCCAGGCGCGGAGTCCTTTCTGCAGAACCTGGGGGTGCAGACCCGCGGCGCCAATGGCCAGCTGCGCGACACCGGCGAGATCCTGACGGGTCTGGGCGAACGCCTGCGCCAGATGCCGTACTACCGCGCCAAGGCGTACGCTGACTTCCTGGGCATTGACGAGCGGACGCTGCAGGCGTTGCAGCAAGGCCTCGGCCAGTTCAGCGCGCAGTACCGGGATATGCTGCGCGCGGCGAACCTGGATGCCGATAAGGCGGCCAAGGCCAGTCACGGGTTCATGGTGGAGCTGCGCACACTGGGCGCGGCTTTCGACGTCCTGGCGAAGAAGACGGGCTCGGAGCTTGCCGGAGGGCTATCCGACGAGATCCGCCGGTTCCGGCAATGGATCGTGTCGAACTTCGAGACCATCACGGACGCCATCGTCAAGGTGGTGAAGTTCTTGGTCAAGGTCGGGGACATTATCGTGACCCTGGCGCGCCGCGGCGGTGAGGCGATCGGAGCCATCATCGACTGGTTTCATGGGCTGAACAGCGAGACGCAGGATCTACTGAAGACGATCGGCCTGATCGCGGTTGCCTGGAAAGCGCTCAATCTCACCATCACGATGTCGCCTGTTGGGCGCATCCTGGCCCTCGTTGGGGCATTGACGCTGCTGTTCGACGACTTCCAGGTGTGGAAGGAAGGCGGCAAGTCCCTGATCGACTGGGGGAAGTGGTCTGCGGAGATCGACAAGGCGGTTGACGGTATCGACCGATTGGCCAAGGCGGTCGAAGACCTGTGGTCACGCATCAAGCCGGCTTGGGACAAGATTTCCCCCTTGCTGGACATGATGGGGAAGGATCAGGCCAGGAGCCAGGCAGCCGGAGCGAGCGCGATCGTCGATCTTTTGACCGGGAACTGGGACAAGAAGGTCGATGATGGACAGGCGACGACAGCCCTCGAATCGCCCATCCTAAAGGCGATGACGGGCAAGTATCCCCGCGGCATACGAAACAACAACCCGGGCAACCTGAACTACGTTGGGCAGCCGGGTGCGACGCTGGAAGACGGACCGAATGCCAGGTTTGCGAAGTTCAAAACAACTCAGGATGGCTTGCAGGCGCTTGCCAACCAGCTGCGACTGTACGGTGCGCGTGGGGTGGACACGATCCGCGAGTTGGTCACGACGTACGCGCCGGCATCCGAGAACGACACGCGCAGCTACATCAACCAGCTGGCGCAGTTCATGGGCATCGATCCGGACGAGAAGTTCGACGTCCGGACCGATCCCACGGCGCTGGCAATGCTGATGAAGGGAATCATCAAGCACGAGAACGGCTACAACCCTTACACCCCAGAGCAGATCAATGCCGCGGCTGGCGTTCCACAGGTAGCCGCGTCGGCGCCGCAGATACACCAAAAGACAGATATCCACGTCCACGGCGTGACGGACCCGCAGGCAGCTGGTCAAGCTGTTGCGCGCGAACAAACCGTTGTGAATGACCGGATGCTTCGAAACCTTCGGGGAGCAGTGCAGTGATCGGTGATCTTCTTTCCGACATCTTCCTGCGGACGCCACGCGCGCTGGGGGAGATCATCCCCCAGGTGGCGATCGAGGAGGTACACCGGGACGAGGTCGCCATCACGGACCACCCGGTCGAGCAAGGCGCTGCGATATCTGACCATGCCTTCAAGATGCCGGCCGAACTGATCATCCGGTACGGATGGTCCGAGTCGCGGGACATTTTTGACATCATCCAAGACGGCGGGTTGGTTAGCGTAGACGACGTTTACCGGCGGCTGCTCGAAATGCAGGAAATGCGTCAGCCGTTCGACGTGATCACGAAGCGTCGGGCCTACAAGAACATGTTGATTCGGTCGCTGCAGGTCACCACCGACCAGCGAACGAACAACATTCTGATGGTCCAAGCGGCCCTTCGCCAGGTGATCATCGTGCAGGTCACCACGGTGAAGACGCCGCCGAAGACGGCCCAGGCCTATCCGGTCGATACGGCACCCCCGATCAATGCCGGCGTCAAGCAGGCCAAACCGGTCAACGAGAGCATTCTGTACAAGGTGGGGTCCATCTCGGGAGCGTTGGGACTATGACGACGGCATACGAGATCCCTCTGACCGCGGACTCCCAGCGATTCACCATCACCCTGGCGGGCGTGGCCTACAACCTGGCGCTGACTTGGCGCAGCGGCACCGGCTGGGTTCTGGACATAGCGGATGCGAACGACGCACCGCTGGTGTCTGGCATCCCGCTGGTGACCGGAACCGACCTGCTCGGGCAATTCGGGCACCTGGGGATCGGCGGCAAGCTCATTGTGCTGGTGGATGGCGACATTGCTTCGGTGCCGGCCTACGACAACCTCGGAACCGAGGCGAAACTGTATTTCGTGACGGAGTAGTTCATGACCGACCAATGGCTTCGTCAGGCGTCGCTGGTGGTCGCCGACGACGCTGGGAACGGCCTTGAGCTGTCGCAGTTGCGAGTGCGCTTCATGGTGGCGCGCGGGGATGTGCGAACCCCTCACCGGGCGTCGATCCGGGTAAACAACCTGTCGGCGACTACCGCGCAGCGGATCCGCGACGAGTTCTCGCGCGTGCAGCTGCAGGCTGGCTATCCCGGGACGATGAGCACCATTTTTCAGGGTGACATCGTCCAGAAGCGGCTCGGCCGCGAAAACGCCCTTGACACCTACCTGGACCTTGCCGCGGTGGATGGCGACAAGGCATACAACTTCGGCGTGATCAACACGACCCTGGCGGCAGGGTGGACGTTCCAGGACATGTACGAGGCGATCCTGCGTGTGCTGAAGCCGTACGGCATCGTCGCGGGGTACGCCCCGCCGTTCCCGAGTACCAGGAACCCACGCGGAAAGCCGATGTTCGGGATGGTGCGGGACCAGCTACAGATGCTCGCCCAGGCGATGAATGCGAGCTGGTACGTCCAGGACGGCAAGCTGAACATCGTGCCGCTCTACGGGTACATCGACGGCGAGGCGATCGTCCTGACGGCAAAAACAGGCATGGTCGGCATGCCGCAGAAGCACCTCAATGGCGGCATCAGCGTGCGGTGTCTGCTCAATCCAGCGATCGCACCCGGCCGGCTGATCCAGCTGGACAACGCATCAATCCAGGACGCCGTCATATCGGTGGACTACACGGCGGTGAACTTCGTGCCGGCGACGGACGCGGACGGCTTCTATCGCGTCCTGGCAGTGAATCATATCGGGGATACCCGCGGGCAAGAGTGGTATTCGGAGATCGTCTGCCTCGCGCGGGATGATCCCGGGCCTCCAAACGCGGCATTGTTGGGATTCGTGAATGGATAGCCGAGAACGGTACGACAACCCGGAGGAGATGCTGCGCGCGGCGTTCCGGGGATTGCGCGCCGGCGTGTGGACGGCGCTGCCGGGCATCGTGCAGGCATTCGACGCCGGCGCGGGGACAGTCATCGTTCAACCGGCCATCCAGGGCGTGCAACAGGCTCCTGACGGCAGCGTGGCCGCCGTCGAGTACCCGCTGCTGGTGGACGTGCCGGTGTACTTCCCACGCGGCGGAGGCTGCACGCTGACGTTTCCGATATCGGCCGGCGATGAGTGCGTGGTGGTCTTCTCTTCCCGCGCCATCGATGCGTGGTGGCAGTCCGGCCAGGTGCAGGCGCCGACGGAGCCGCGCATGCATGACATGGCCGACGGCTTTGCGTTCGTGGGCCCGTTCTCCCAGGCCCGGATGATCGGCAACGTCAGCACTTCGGCAACACAGCTGCGCAGCAACGACGGCTCTACATTCATTGAGCTGAACCCAACAACGCAGAAGATCAAGATCGTCGCGCCTGGTGGCCTTGACGTCACGGCGCCCCTTTCGACCTTCTCGGACCGCGTGACGATAAACGGGTTGCTGACCTGGACCGCCGGCATGATCGGTTCAATCACCAGCGGCGTGGCCACAACCATCACCGGCACGATCCAGTTCATTGGACAGCTGTTCTCAAACGGCAAGCGAATCGATGACACGCACACCCACAGCGGGGTGCAATCCGGCGGGTCGAATTCCGGCCCGGTCACGTAGGAGCAGTCATGGCAATCATCAGAACGTCGAAAGGCGAAGAGATTCTGATCGACGACGAAGACGTTGAACTTGTCAGTCGATGGACCTGGCGCACGATCGGGCGAGGGTATGCGGCGCGTAGTGTCTACGATCGCTCGAAACCAAGTCGCCGGACAAATCAATATCTCCATCGCCTATTGCTTGACCTCGCCGATGGCGATGGGCGATTTGTCGATCATGTGAACGGAAATCCGCTTGATAATCGCCGCGCCAATCTAAGGTTATGCACCGTCCAAGAGAACGGCTGGAATTCCAAGATCCGCTCCCACAACAAGTCTGGATTCAAGGGCGTTCTGTTGCATCCGCGCAGCGGGAAGTGGACCGCTTACATAAAAGTAGGTGGTAAGCAGCGTTATCTAGGCCTGTTTGAAGATCCACGCCATGCGCATGAAGCGTATTGCACGGAGGCGCGAAAGCATTTCGGTGAATTTGCTAGGGCGAGGTAACCGTATGAGATACAGGCGATTGGACGCGGACGGCGACTACTCGTTCGGCCAGCAGCAGGCCGACTTCTACCGAAACTCCCCCGAGGCTGTGGCGCAGGCGGTTCTGACGAGGCTGGAGCTGTTCACCGGCCAGTGGTTCCTTGATGCCGACGAGGGCACCCCCTGGCGCACCGACGTGCTGGGGAAATACACCGGCGACGTCTACGACGCGGTGGTCAAGGCCCGCATCCTCGATACCGAAGGCGTGACGCGGATAGACGCCTACTCCAGCACGCTGGACCGAAACACCCGGAAGTTGTCCGTCGCGGTGACCATCACCACGGCCTACGGTCAAACCACCATTACGACGACCCTATGATCACCAGTACCGCACCGGTCATTTCGGCCACCGGCATCACGGCGCCGTCGTATCAAGACATCCTCGAATTCCTGAAAGCGCAGTACCGGGCCATCTACGGCGAGGACGTCTACCTGGAGCCGGATTCGCAGGACGGCCAGTTCCTGTCCATCATCGCCATGGCGATCAACGACACGAACAACGCCGCCATCCAGGTGTTCACGTCCTTCAGCCCGTCCAGTGCGCAGGGCGCAGCGTTGTCCAGCAATGTGAAGATCAACGGCATCGCGCGGGCCGCCGCCTCATTCTCCACGTGCGATGTGGTGGTGGTCGGGCAGGCTGGCACCATCATCACAAACGGCGCCATTCAAGACGCACAGCTGCAGCACCGGTGGAGTCTTCCCGCGGAGGTGGTTATCCCCCTGTCGGGACAGATCACCGTCACGGCGACCTGCCAGGACATTGGGGCAATCCAGGCAACGGCCGGCACACTGACCAAGATCGCCACGCCGACGCGCGGCTGGCAGAGCGTGACAAATCCTGCTGCTGCAACGCCCGGCCAGCCCGTCGAAACGGACGCGCAGCTCCGGCAGCGCCAGACGGTGTCCGTCGCGCTACCGTCGCGCACGGTCCTGGAGGGAACCATCGGCGCCGTCGCGGCTGTGGAGGGGGTGACCCGGTATCGCGCGTACGAAAACGACACCAGCGTCACGGACTCCAACGGGATCCCGTCGCACAGCATCTCCATGGTCGTTGACGGGGGCGATGCATTGGCCATCGCTGAGGCCATCGCGGCGAAGAAGACCCCGGGCACCGGAACCTACGGCACAACGACCGAGATCGTCACCGACATCTACGGCATTTCCCACCCGATCAGCTTCTTCCGCCCGACTGCCGCACCGATCACCGCGACGGTGTCGATAAAGGCGCTGGCCGGCTACACCACAACGGTGGGTGACGCAATCAAGCAGGCAGTCGCCGACTACGTGAATGGCGTGGCGATCGGTGGCGGTGAAAGCGGTTCCGTGGAGTGGGGGGACGCGATCACTGCTGCGAATTCTGTGGGAGGCGGCGCCACCTACAAGCTGGTGTCACTGGCCCTGTCCGGGCCGCGCGGCGCCGGCAACCCGGACGTCGCACTGCTCTTTACCGAGGCGGCCAGCATGACGGCGGCCAACGTGACGCTTACGGTGAATTGAGATGGCGGACGTCGAAAAGTACCTGGACCTGATCACCGCCTTCCACCGTGGCAAGCCGAAGTTCTCTGCAATGGTCGAGGCCGTGTCGCAATGCTTCGTGGATGCCCAGAACGTCTACGAGCAGATGGTAGACGCCTATGACCTGGACCAGGCGGTGGGCGTGCAGCTGGATGCGGTCGGCGAATGGGTGGGCATATCCCGTAACGTCAGAACTCCACTGGAAGGTGTGTATTTCTCTTTCGACACCGAGGGCCTGGGCTGGGACCTAGGGGTATGGCAAGGTCCCTTTGACCCGGATACCGGCGTCACGTCGTTGGACGACGACACCTACCGCCTTCTGATCCGCGCCAAGATCGGTGCGAACCACTGGGACGGCACGCTGGAAGGATCGGCAGCCATCCTGAACCTGATCTTCGGCGGTACCGGAACGTACGTGTTCATCCAGGACAACGGCGATATGTCGATCGATATCGGAGTTTCCGGACAACGACCGACTGCCATCTTCCTGGCGCTGCTCACCGGCGGCTACATACCGATCAAGCCGGAAGGCGTTCGCGTCAATTACTACATCGTTCCTGATCAGGACGGCCCATTGTTCGGGTTCGACGTCGATAACGAGTTCATCGCAGGCTGGGACACCGGCGTGTGGGGTGCTCTCACAGAAGGCTGAAAGGAGTTTACGTGGCTACGAATGATTTTCTGCCGTTCGCTACAGGCGCCGGCGCGAACGTGCTCGACCAGGCGGATTACATTTCCCTCTCTGCACGGTTAAGCGGCTTTCTGGCCGGAGTGGCGAAGTCGAACGAGGCGAACAAGGCAATTCGCCAGGGGGCATTCATCGCATCGGTGGTTGCCCAGTTCATCGCCGACACTACGGGACAGGATGTGCTGGATAACGGCGATGCCTCGACGCTACAGACGAATCTGCAAGCCGCTATAGCCGCAATACCGAGCATCGGCGTAACCGCGCTGACCGGTTTGGCGAACGCCAACATCACGCTGACCGCGGCGCAGGCGAAAAACGGGATCATCACGCTAGCCGGCACCTTGACCGGCAGTATTCAGATCATTTTCCCGGCCACCAAACAGCAGTGGCTCGTGGTCAACAACACCACGGGGAACTTCTCTGTAACTTGCAAAACGGCATCTGGCACCGGTGCGGTGATATCGCAGGGTGGCGTTGCGATCCTGTACGGAGACGGGACCAATCTGCTGTTGGGTACTCCCCGCGGGGCGCGGACCAAGATCACGACGTTCCTGAATCCCGGGACGTTCCCGTTCACGTCCAGCGGTTACTCCTATGTGAAGTTCCGCCAATGGGGTGCTGGTGGCGGCGGCGGCGGCGGCGGGAACCCGAGCGCCGGCAACGGTGGCGGGTCGGGCTCATATGGCGAGATCTGGGTGGCGATGACACCAGGGCAAACCATCAGCATTACGAACGGTGCGGGGGGCACGCCGGGGCCCACCACTGGGGGCGGAACTGCCGGGGGCAACGGCGGTACGTCGAGTGTGGGAGCCTTGATGTCTTGCCCGGGCGGCAGCGCTGGCGCAGGCGGTGGGACCGGTGGCGGTAGTGGCGGCGCAGCACCAACCGGCGCCCAGCTGGGATACGGCGGCAATCCAGGTACCGGCCCGTCTGTGAGTGTCAGCACCACACAGTTCGGACCGCCCGGTGGAAATGCACCGTTCGGCGCGGGAGGCGTCACCGGCTACGCCGGCATCCAGACAAATGGGCGATCGCCTGGCAATGGCGGACACGGGGGCGTTGGAAGCAGCACTGGAGCACAAACCAGCGGCGGCGCCGGGGGAGATGGCCAGACGATCGTGGAGGAATACATCTATGCCTAAGACATACGTGCGCATTCAAGACGGGAAGGTGGCAGAAACGTTCGTCAACAACACAGAATTCCCAATGTCAGAGCTTTTCCATCCAGACCTGGTGTGGGTGGACGTCACCGGGATGGACCCCATACCAGCCGCCGGGTCTACCTACGATGGGAATGAGTTCGGGCCGCCGGTGCTGTTCACGGAGGAGGAGCTGCGTATTCGTTTTGAGCAGGCGAAGGGTCTGTTGATGGACCAAGCCAACATGCAGATCTCGTTGCTCCAGGATTCCGTGGATCTGGGCGACAGCTCAGACGAAACAGCAACTTCTCTGAAGGCGTGGCGTCAATACCGCCTGGATCTGTCCACGCTTGAATTCGCGGACGGCGTTGAATTTCCAGCGCCTCCTAACGCGTAGAAGTGTTTCCCCAAAAGCCCGCTTCTGCGGGTTTTTTTACGCCTGGAGAAAGTGAATGGCAGAAGAGCCGAAGGAAGGATGGTTGGTAAGCGCGAAGGTGTTGGTCTCGATGATCGCTTCGGCGTTCGTCATCCTGGGCAGTGTCCTGGGTGGCTGTGGGTGGGTTATTGGCCTGTACAACGGGATGGACAAGCGTTTGACCATCGTAGAGGCCAGCAACGCGCGCATGGGTGACGACATTCGGGACATCAAGACCATGCTCAGCCAGCTTTTGATGAGCCGAGCGGACAACCGGCCTGAAACCCGAGGGTGGACGAAATGAGCCTCCGGATCCGACTTGTCGAGGGATGGCAGGAGCTGCATAAGGCGTCCAGCGTCATCGCGGCGTCTTTCTTCGCAGCCTTGTATGCGCTGGGCCCCACGCTGATCGACGCATGGAACATGGTGCCGTCCGATTTGAAGGCGGCACTCCCGGAGGGAGCGGCCCGGTGGCTATCCATCGCGGCGTTCGTTCTGCTTGTCCTGTTCCGGTACACGAAGATCGAGCGCAAGAAGGGGAGCGGGGATGGGAACCTATGATCTCGCAACCCTGCAGGCTGAACTCTGGCGGGATGAAGGAGAAAGGCTGAAGCCGTACCGGGACACGGTTGGGAAACTAACTATCGGTATCGGGCGCAACCTCGATGATGTGGGCATCAGCCACGAGGAAGCGCTGATGCTTCTCGCCAATGACATTGTGCGCGCCGAAAGGTGGCTCGATAGAAATCTCCCCTGGTGGGGCAGTCTAGATGACGTCCGTCAGCGTGTGATGGTCAATATGGCCTTCAACCTGGGCGGCAAGCTCCTCACGTTCAAGAACACCTTGAAAGCTATCCAGAGCCATGACTGGCAGCAGGCCCACGACGGAATGTTGGACAGCCTCTGGGCGAAGCAGGTAGGCCAACGTGCGCAAAGGCTCGCCAAGATGATGCTCACAGGAGAAACGGCATGAGCGCGTTGATCGGCATGTTGGGGTCGATCTGGCCAGCCCTGGTCGGTGTCTTTGGCCTCTTGGCCGGCATGGTCGTCAGCTACTTGGGGCGAAAGTCAGCGCAGGTACAGGTCGCCCAGGCTGCACAGAAGGCCGCGGAAGCGGATGCGGCCATGGAAAGAGCCAAAGCCCAAACCGCCGCGGTGAGGGACGCCGAGTCCCAGGCCAACGCGTCTGCCGCCATGGCCGGGGCGCAGTCCATGAAGGAGCGTGCAAATGTGGAAAACGATGTGGCGTCCTTGCCTGCTGGTGCTGCTGCTGAGCAGTTGCGCAACGAGTGGTCAGCCGGAAACGCCGGGTCCAGTGCAGCCGGAAGTGCAGGTAAAGACGAGAGTAATTGATACCGGTTGCACCTGGGCCAAGCCGATTTACGTTGATCCGGCCGATGTGCTGACGGATGGAACGGCTCGGCAGATCCTGGCACACAACCTTGCTGGGGCCAAAAATTGTGGCTGGAAGCCGAGGAAGTAACTTCTTCCGGCTGGAGCCGAGTTCCGGCCTCAGCCTCTGGGCCGCTGCTTCGGATATTGGTACTCGCGCCGGGTCTTCCAGCTGCCGTCGTATTGCCAGAAGGCGCAGCCGGTCTGCGGAAGCGGCTTTACGGACACGGCGCCCGGCTCAAATCTGCAGACGGCATGTGTTCCCTGTGAGGCGGTCTCACCGTGCCAATGCCGGCAGGCCCAACACCCGCCGGGCCGATCAGGGGCTTGCATGAGGTGGCTGTGTGCCATGGTGGCCTCCAAAACCACTGGACGACCATCCAGTATATTCCTACCCAAGACCGAACGCTGCCCGGATCTCGTCGCCGGCCGATCCGTCCTCATCCCTATATTCGTCCCCGATGGACGCGCAGTGGCCAACGATGGTGCGGGTGTATTCCAGCAGCTCGGGCGTCATGCGGGCACCGGGCGGCAGGGCGCCTACGGCCTGGGCGATTACCTCCAGGTCGTCCTCGCAAAGGGCGCGGTGATGGTCATGCTGCGGCATGGTCATTCCTCCGGGTTCGCGACGGCGGTCTTTACGACCGGCTCGGCCACCAGCTGGTCGGCGGGGTAGGGCTGGAGGAAATCCCGGATATCGCCGGCCCCGGTCAGCCAGTCGCCATAGGCGCCGTCGGGGAGGATCACCACCATGCGCTTTTCGTCGCCTGGGCGGTGGTAGTGCTTGAAGAGCGGGTGTTGGTCGGCGTTGATGGTCAGCATCGTGTAGCTCTCGACCCATTCGCCGGTGGGCGAACGCCACTTGTCCCATAGGCCGGCGATGCCCATCGGCGCCCCGTCGGCTCGGGTGAACCGGGTGGCAACCGCCTTTCCGGACCGCCAATCGGGCTCGAACACGGCCTCGGCGGGGATGATGCAGTGCTGGGCACGGCGCCAGGCGTTGCCGAAAGTGAAGGACTTGGCGGCCGATTCAGAGCGGACGTTGAAGGTGGAGAGCTTCTGCGCCTTGGCAGCGTTCTCGGCGCGCGTCGCGGCCGATATCAGGCCCCACCTGCCGATTACCGCCTCTCGCTCAGGGACCGCCTCGTCGCCCGACTCCCATTCAGCCGGCCGGCGCACGAACACGCCGGGATACCGCGGCCACATGTCGGACTTCGGGATCGGAATGCCGCGCGCCCGGAAGTACTTCTCCATCTGCTCGGCTTTCTTCAGGGCGGTGTAGTGGGAGCACATGCATACCTCACGATATGGTGAGGTTAGGCCGCAACATCAGCGTCGCCGCTACCTTCGGCGCGCAGCCCAAGCGACTGATGAATTTGTTGCGCCTTTGCGACAGCGTCTGCGGCCTCTTCATAAACGAACGACTTCTCCGGCTCGTAGTCCGCTTTGACGCGGAGAGCGAACCCTCCCATCAGAGTATTCCCGACCGCTCGACTGACGGCTTTTTCCTTACTGTCTTTGACTGTGGGGTTGCGAAGTTGAGCGATTAACTGCTGGTGTGTCCCCTTTGCGTTTGCAACGGACCCAGGGCTCGGCAATCCTTTGTGATAGGCGTTTGCGGCATGGAATGCTGCGTAATACGCTCGACTGGCAACTGACCTGCCTATGGCTTCTTCGTATGGGAGGGCATGGATTCGTTCAGCAGCACCAAGCAAGTCTTGTACAGTGCAGGGCATAGCTCGACGGTTCGCCTAATTGCTGCCAACAGGAATTTCTTCAGGAGAGGACGAATCATGAAGCTCGAGCGGATTCTGCGCAAACATCACGAGAAGCGAGTCGTGAACAGGCAAGTTGCGTCTATCTACCGCCTCAGCGAGTTCAACGTTCATTTGGAACGCGTCGTTCGGTGACAAATGTCTCAAATGAAATTGAATAGACACCATAGTGCAGACCCCATCGATGTCCACCGGGTGAACTGAGATTTGCTCTGGCATTCGCCTATGAGCGCGCAGGACGTCACCGACCGCGTCGAACTGAAGTCCAATGTCTTCGTCCGAAATCCCTACGCTTCGCAAAATCTTGGCGGCGGAAGGAGCGCTCCTTAGCAGCGCGTTGTTCTCTAGTACAGGCATGCCCATCGCCTTCGCAGCTTCAAGTTGGTCTGCAACTGTAGTCAAAAGCCCCACGGTGACGCCGATGTGGGCGTCCTGCGACAGTTCTCCGTTCTTTGCGTCAATGAAAGGTCGGAAGACCCTCTGGGCCTCCGAAAACAGCCCAACCCCGGCGAACGCTGTGGCGAAGTTTGCTACCATCGTTCGCGCGCCGTGAAGCCTTTCAAAATTGTCATACGCTTCCCGCACTTGCTCCTCGTCCCCGAGGTACGCGCCCAGCATTGCCTTGAGCATCCATCCGTCCGCTGGTTCGACTGCTAGCACCTTGCGGATGTCGCGGTCTAAGGCTCCTATGCGGATAGAGTGTCGATTAAAGTACCCCGGCGGCTCTGCGGAGAGCGCCCGCAGCCGTGAGATGATGTCGTTGGTGCTCAGTTCTGGGCGTGCGCCTGCCATCGCTTTCCGTCCTCGGCGAGACGCCAATTAGATCATGAAAGGTGACTTTTGAAGAGCCAGGAAGTCAAGGGCGACGTGATTGCGTGCGTCGTATACCTGTGCGCCACTACGCCAATTCTACGCCAGGATGCCCGCAAACCCGCGAAAATGCGCGTTCTACGAGTCCCCTCCTTCGCACCACATAACACCAGTCATTGATTTGGCGTAACGCCAACAATGCTTCACGTCATAGGCACCTTGGGGTGCCTTTTTTTTACGATCCCTCGCCAAATTGGCACCTGCCCATTAGATCGCCTACTTTCCTACGCCAAATCCACGCCGAAAATTACGCCGGGGTCGGAATGGCATGGTTTAGGAAGCGCGGCGGCATGTGGCCGGCAGAAGTGTACAAGGTTGGGTGATGGAGACCGCGACATTCCCCACGAAGCGCGAAGCCCAGGAATGGTCTCCAGGCGCGAGCTGGAATTGGCGGAGATCAACGAGACCGGCGTAGTGCCGGCGAAGCTTTCGAAGGTTCTGCAGAGGTACCGGGACGAGGTTTTCCCAGCGAACAAGGGGCACCGCAGGGAGAGGAGGTGGGGATAGACCGGTTCCTCAAGGAAGAGCCAGCGCTCGCGACAATCCCATCCATACCATTAGCCCCATCTTCACCGCAGAATGGCGGCATCGGGCGTTCAACCATCGAGCGATCGCGTTCGTTCGCTTCGTCGGTGCATCCCGCCATCGGGGGACAGCGCGTCAGCTTCCACTCTCCCGTATCCAGCACATCCAGGACTTCCGCACTCGTCGGACCGTCCTGCTTGGCGGCAGGGGCGGCGCGGGGGGCATCCAATCCAGGAAGTCCCTGGTGTCGCTGCCGTAAACGCTTCGAGGAGTGCCCAACCGTCGTCCTTTATGTCGCCTTTGAGTGTAAGCAGAAAGTAGGCGTCCGCCGGGTACCGTCTTGCGCGTTAAACGCGGATTTGTATTTGACAGCGCACGGATGCGCGCAAGATTCGACTCCATCTCGGCCAGGGCTTTGGCCGGCGTCGATATACCATCGCGGACATTGCCTTGCCGCTCGCCAGGCGCACTGCCCGCCGGCGCTGGCACGGTTGCGTGCCCGGCTCGATAGGACTCACCCGGAGGTGCCAGCCTGGCGCAGAGGCGCGCTGGCTACCTGGACAAGTAGTGGGACAGGCTCGTGCGCTTCACCGAAAGGCGGCCATCTGCCCCATCGACAACAACCGTCGTGA